CTTGCTGCTAAAAATACAACTCTTGATGGATATTTATTATTTAATGATCCTGGTACTAATGCTAATTCATTTGTAACACAATGGCAAGCTGACAATGCAACTACAGTACAGACAGCATCAGTACAGACAATATATGCTGCTGATCCTTACTTTCAGTTAAAGGTTCCTAGCGATGCAGGAACAGCTACTACTGTTGCAGATTTCTACGATCAGGAGATAAAATGGTTTAATGATCTGGCAGGGACAGACTATGTTATGACTTGGAGAGGAGAGACAAATGATGGTACATTGACGTATATGGAAGACGAGGATCGCTTTGTCTTTGATAACGATTTACAGGTACAGACAGCAAGGGTTATCGATACCATAACAATAGGTGTGGCAGGCAGTAACAAGGGAGTTATAAATTTTGTTTCAGATGCAGGGGATAGTACGGAATTGGTTGCTGAGAGTGGTGGTGTTATCCTTAAAGGTAACTGGCTTGTAGAAGAGGGTTATTCAAGACAAAGACCAGAAAACTATTCTTATACTTACGGTTCAACACAAGATATTATATATAATGTCCATGATACAGTTCATCATACAGCAACATCTGCTTGGCATGATTTATTTCTTGATGGATTAACAAAGCAAATGATTATTCCAGCATCAACAACATGGACATTTTCTGTTCAGGTATCTGGTACAGGGAGTGTAACTGGAACAAGTTTTTCATATTATATTCTTGATGGATGTATAACAAGAGATGATGCAGGAAATACTACATTAAGATCTGGTACTCCTGTTATAAATTATGAAACAGACGGAAATTTTAATATAAGGGTTGCTGCTGATGATACGAATGAGGCACTTGTAGTGGAAGTGACAGATTCAGGAAATAGTGGCATTTATGTTAACTGGATGGCAACAGTAAAAATAACAGCTGTATCACAAACAGGATTACCATAAAAATATAAGTTATGACTGCTAAAGAAGTACTAACAAAAAATATAGTCTATGAAAGGCTAACTTCTGAGACTCCGGACTTCTGGAAGAGGATACGGTTCTATGCACAGGTAGGTACGGTCTTAGTATCTATTTTAGGATCCATAGCTGTACCATTATCAGCTCCTTTGTGGGTAGGTATCACTATAGGTGCCTTAGATGCTTTATGTGTCTCTACGATAGCTCTAAGCTCTGTTACAACTACTAATGAGAAGATCAGTGAGAAGGAGGCTAAGCCAAGTTGGTTAGAGAGGAATATTAACAAGATTATTAATTCGCTGTCTAAGAACAAGGCAGTATAAATTCAATATTATGATAACAGAACAAGTAATGACAAGAAGTCAAGATTTCTTCGATGAACTCATTGACGAAAAAGGATGGAAAGAATTTGTATCAGATCAGCTTATTAACAAGGGTCTTCCCCTGCTTGACAAGTTAGTATTCGAAAAATACATCCCGGTAACTTACCACAAACCTATCAACGATATCCTTTTACTATTGTTAGATGAGGATTATCAGGGAGCAGTCTTAGCTCTTGCCGGTGTCATCCAGGAGATTGTTAATATCAACTGGTTTAGCAAAGAGAATCAGAAAGCATTTATCGATGGTCTATTGATGGCTATTGGTGCTGTTGTTAAGCAACTGGTAGAAAATGCCAAGGAAGATGAGACTGCCTAAAGGGATAAGAAGGTTTTTCAAAAGATTCAAGATCAAGATATCTCTGAACAGTATATTTTTCTATTCAGAGTCAGAGAGTAAAAGAAAGAAGATTACAGATGGCAAGCACCATAGAAAAAGAATGTAAATATGCTATAGGAGACAAGTTTATTTACGTCAGGGGATCAGAGGAATTCAAGATCATTGAAATAGCCCCTTTATTCACTAAAAGTAAGGGTAAGAGGAAAACCTTCAAGAGTTATAAGATCGTCTTACTACGCTTAGGAAACGATGGCATTAAGGCTAACATGACTCAAGAACAGCTAGACGATTACCTAAACAGACAAATATTTAAAAGGATATGAGTTTTATAACACTAGATAAGGAAACAGGTCAGGTAGAAGTAACTCCTGAAGCAATGTCTTTCTCTGTTGTTAAAAGCTTATATTCTTTTGATAAGTCTGCTGACAAAGGATTCTTCCATGACATCACCAAGTACACATACCATACCTATATAAAAGATCACCCCTTACACTATCTCCTATTAAAGGAACGTAAGGATAGGGTGGCCAGGGAATACTTCCAGGAATTCGATTGGGAGAAGGCAGAGAAGAACAAGAAGGTCCAGGCCTTTATAGATCAGTTTATAAGAGACAACCACACCTCTACAGAGAGATTCTATCTTTCCATCAAAGGAGATCTAGAAGAGCTTAAAGAGCATATCCAGAAGATACCCTTCACTAAGAAGGAAAAGGTAACACAAGAGATCACAGTAGATTTTAAAGATGCAGAAGGCAATGACAGAAGAGAGAAGGCCTATGTAGATATTGTGATAGATATCGATAACAGCAAGGCCAAGATAGAAGCATTAAAAAGAGCCAGTGACATTATCACCCTGGAGCAGCAGATCAGAGAAAAAATATCTCAAGAGGAGATAGAAGTAAAAAAGGGATCAGGGTTAAGATTATTTGATAGTAGAGACTTTCGTAAATAATAAAGTATGAAATTCGTTAATAGTAAAAGATTCAGTCCAGTTGTTTTTGAAGAAGATCTTCCTGATCCACAGGATTATTTTCACAAGACTCCTGAGACTATCGATAAGGAATTTCTCAAGAAAGGAAACTACTTTATAGATGTTGCATGGTGGAGTAAGCAGATAGACAGATGTATGAACGGATATACTGTAAAAGATGCTATTGCTCCTGGTGGTGATATGATGATTGACGGTATCGATGCTATCTGGTATCCTAATGGAGACTGCTATATCCCTTTATATGATCTACTGATAAAAGATAGGACTGTATGGATATCTGGAAGACATTATTTTTATCTTAACTTCTGGCCTATCTATGGTACTAAAAAAGGATCTAAAAGCAAGGGACTTACCAATCCTAGATTCTTAGGTATGGACTTCTTCTTTGCCATGCGTGTAGAGATGATGTTTGACCAGAACAAAGATGGACAGGAATTAAAATGTAGGCAGATAGGGATAAGCGAAAAAGGTGCTGGTATGGTAATAGGATATAATTATACTTTCTATCCTGACTCACAGAACTTAATCATTGGTGGTGTACAGGCAGATGCAGATCATACTATGCAGCGTACCATTGAGGGATTAGATAATCTGGCTAACACTCAGTTCTACAAAGAACGTAAGAGGGGTGGAGACAGTAAGAAATATGTAAAGGCTAAGAACTATGGTGCTGAGATCTATTCACTTACAGCTAAGAACGACTTCCAGACTGCATCAAGGTTCAGTCCATTTGTTGTATGGTATGAAGAGATTGGTAAAGGAGTGAAGGGATGGTCTTTAGAGGTAGCTAAATATATTGATCCCTCTATAGAAACTGAAGGAGAAAAAACGGGTTGGCAGTTTTTTATCGGAACCGCAGGGGAGATGGATGAAGGCATATATGACTTAGAACTACGTCATTATAACCCTGAAGAATATAATATATTATCCTTTGATAATGTCTTTGAGAAAGAAAATCCTGATCAATCTGTTAAGGTAGGACACTTTACAGGTAAAGACTGGTATCTTAAAGTCGATGAAGATGGTAACCCACTACGAAGAGAGAGTAGGATGGATATCTTACGAAGAAGGTCTCTTAAAAAACCAGAGGACAGATATAAGTTTATCACCCAGAGACCTATCTATGCTTCAGAGGCTTTCTTAACGACTGTAGCAGGCTTCTTTGGAGAATATAAGATACAACTGTTAAACGCAAGGAAGACACAGCTTAGGACTAAGAAAGAACTTCAGGTAGTACGGACAGGAAGACTAGAGTTTATAGAAGGTACTAACTGGAAGAAAGGCTTTAAGTTTGAACCTGACGAAACTAATGGATGGTTAAAAATTATAGAGGAGCCAGAACTCGATGAGAAAGATCATCATTATAGAGGATTGTATCGTGGAGGATGTTTGCTGCCAGGAGAAAAAGTGATAACTAATGATGGATTAAAAAATGCAGAAAATGTTTTTGAAAATGATAAACTTGTTAATGAATATGGAGATTATGTAGAAATACAAAACTTTTTTAAGAGAATGAAAATAGACTCTGATGTGTATACTATTAAGTCAGGGAATACATTTAGAACTAATACAGTAACAGAAGAACACCCTGTATTAATAACTAAACCAAAGTTTCATTCAGATAAGACAGTTAATGAAGATGCTTTTGATTTTTCTTATGAGCAAGCTAAAGATATAAATGTGGGAGATTGGACAAGGGTTCCTAATTTATATAATAAAGAATCAAAAGATCTTATTATGTGTAGTTTATGGGATGATGAAAATTGCAGGATTGATAGGAGGATTGATAATCCATTATTTGATAAAGATTTTTGGTGGTTTGTTGGATTATGGCTTGGTGATGGATACTGTGATAATCACTATAAGAAAATTTCTATATCTATAAATAGTAAGGAGTCTTTTTATCTAAAAAAATTAGAGGAAATAGTACTTAGATTATTTAATAGAAAAGTAAGCTGTAGAAAAAGAAATGGGTCTACAGAGTGTACGTTTTCTATTTCTCAGTTAAACTTATTTTTAACAAAGCATTTTGGAAAATATTCTTATGGAAAGAGGATACCTGAATGGGCTAAATATATTAAAAAAGATTTAAAGAGAAGCTTAATGCTTGGATATCTAGATTCTGATGGATGTATTTCAAAACACCTAAGAGGATATTATAATATACAATATATAAGTGTTAACTTAGAATTATTAGAATCTATTCAGGATATAGGATTCTCATTAGGTATAGTATCTAGTTTATGTAAACTTAGAGACGCATCTGTACATATATTTCCAGGTAATCCTAAAAAGAGTAAAACAAGAGAGTGTTATCAGTTACGTTTTACACATCATGATACTTTAAACTTGGTAGAGCAGTTAGATTGTAAGAATGATCTTAAAATACAAAGAATAGATTTTAAAAACTTACCAAAAGTAAGAAGAAGGCCAAAAGATAGTTGTTTTTTAAGTGCTGATAATAGGTTTATATATTTTAAGATAAAGAATATTGAAAAAGAAAAATATACCGGAACAGTTTACAACTTTGAATGTGATACCCATACTTATATTGGACATCATATAGGATATCATAATTGTGACAGCTACGACCAGGATGAAGCCCACACTTCCAAGTCTAAAGGTGCTATGTATATCAAGAAGGGATTCAATCCTTACAAGAAAGAGTCTGTTGCTAATCTATATGTAGCTCAGATACTAGAAAGACCTTCAGTAGAACATGGAGGAGCAGAAGCTTTTTATCTTCACTGTGCTATGGCCGGTATATGGTTTGGATGCTTTGGCAATATAAATATAGAATATTCTAACTTACGTATCTTCCAATGGTTTAGTGATCATGGCTATGACTTCTTACTCAAGGAGAGACCACGCTTAGCCTTTGCAGGGATGATAGGAAAGTCTCAGGTGAGTAACCGTTATGGTACTGACAGGGCTCTCAAGCCTCAGATACTAGCTATAGGATCCTCATCACTGACAGAAGACTCTATCAACAACATGTATTTTATAGAGATGGTAGTTGCCTTGGCTCAGTATCGTTATGATCCTTCAGGGAAAAAATATAATTGTGATATTACTATTGCCTTCTGTGAGACAGAGGTTGGTATGAAAGAAGATGAGCTCATTCCTGTGACAAAGGTAGATGCTCATAAAGAGACTGATAAGAAAGGTTTTTTGGTTTATAAGAGGAGTGCTAACGGAATATCATCTAAATTTGTATAAATATTATGGAATTTAACGAGTTATATGTATCGGACAATAAGAAGACTCCTGAATGGATAGAAAAGCTTGTTAAGCATTATGTTCAGGCAGACAGTGGTAATAGTGCTGATATTACCAGGGATGAGATATGCTGGCAGTACTATCATAACGAACTCAATGAGGACAGGTTTAACTATCTCTTAGAGGTAGGGAAGTATAGCCTTCCTGCTAAGCCAAGACATATTCCTTTGCAGAAACACCTCTTAGACTCTCTCTCCTCTCAGCAGGTACGCAGGCCTTTTGTTTTCAGTATATCCTCAGTAGACGAAGGATCGGTAAAGAAGAAGTCACAACAGAGGATCATGGCAGCTATGAATGACATCACTATGCTGATACGTCAGAAGCACTATGGAAACATCACTAATATCTATAAGCTACAGTCTCAGATAGAGCAGCTAAAGCAAGCACTACAGAGGGAACCTCAGAATGAGAAAGAGTTTGAGTCCATGCGTATGATGGAGATGCAGCTACCTTATATGGAGATAGAGATAAACCACCTTATAGAAGTTATAAAGGCAGAAGACTCTATTGACGAGAAGCAGATAGAGCAACTACAGAGATACTATAGGTATTCCCATAAAGATATCGAAGAAGAGAGAGCTCAGAAGCTTATGATAAAGCTTAGAAGAGATCTAAACATAAAAGGAAAGTCCGGTAACAACTTCATCTCTCATATCGTCACAGGAAAGCAATATTACTATGTAGACTACATCCAGGGAGAGAAGTGGCCCAGGATGGATAATGTAAGCTCTACCAAGATACGCTATCCTAAGATTCCTAACATCCCATGGGTACAAGATGGTCCATGGGTAATACTAGAAGAGGTGATGAGCTACCAACAGTTGTATCGTGAGTTTGGTACAGACATAGTAACCAAGTATGGTAACAACAAGCTAAAAGAGTTATCAGAGACAGCAAGCTTTAAGACTTCTACCTCTACACGCTTTGTAAGTACTCCTTACGGTGGTGTAGACTACAATGGTCCTTATCAGGGTAGCTTTGAAAATTCACAGGGTATAAAGGTCAAGAGAGTCTTTGTAAAGATACCAAGGAAGATAAGGGTAAAATATTCTCCTAACAAGTATGATCCTAATAAGTTCTTCCGTCACTTCTCTGATGATGGTAAGAAGGTTATCAATGAAGACAACTATCACTACCGTGAAGGTGTATATACCAATAAGAAAGATAAGAAAGAAAAGCATAACAGGAAAGAGGTAGAATGCTATCGCGAGTCCAGGGGTGAGTACATGAAGGAATATCCTATCAACGATGTCTACCAGGGAATAGTTATAGAGAATGATATTATCATACAGTGTAGAAAGAAAGAGGAGGCTCCTAGAAGTGTAGACAGCTATGGTGATGTGAAGCTTCCTATTGTAGGACCTACCTTCAGTGACATCTCCAAGCAACCTTATAGTCTTATCTGGACTACCAAGGACTTACAAGAGCTTTATGATATTGTCTATACTATGAGAGAGCTCATGTTAGCAGTATCAGGAACCAAGACTATTATCTTCGACCAGTCACAGAAGAACTCCACACTAGAAGACGCGGAATACGAGTATCAGAAGAAGAAGGGTACTATACCTATAGAAACTGTAGATAGTGTCACAGGGAGGCCTAAAAACGCCTCTTTCAACCAATGGCAGATGATAGATCTATCGTTGAGTCAGAGTGTACAGTATCTTGAGAATATGCTAGCACAGTTAGAAGATGCTATAGGTAACATTATAGGTATCCCAAGACAGCGACAGGGACAAGTGGTGAACACGGACCAGGTAGGTACCTTTAAAGAGTCCATACAGAGGGCTCAGCTAATCACAGAGATACTTTATCACGATCATGACCAGATAGAGGCTAAAGCACTTACACAGGTCTTAAACCTTGCAGGAAAGTATTGTATGCATAAAGAGTCAGTCCTTGAGATACAGGACAATGACTTTGGTAGAGACTTTGTTAAGCTACCTAAGAATCTGTTTAAGGGTATCCAATTTGAAGTAATGGTAATGGATAACTCTGAAGAGCAACGTAAGGTAGATGAACTAAGGAACCTTTCCATGATGGCTTTTAAGTCCGGAACATTACCTTTCTCTGCTATTATAGAGACCTATGATAGTGAAACGCTGGTAGCTATGAAGAACAAGGTAAAGTACTTTGTAGATCAGGCAGAAGACATGCAGCAAGAAAATGCTCAAGCTGAAAGGGCAAGTAGGGAGAAGGTAGAAGGACAGAGGATACAACTGCAAAAAGAGATGGCTAAGTTCTCCGCAGACTCACAGATGCAGATACAACAGCTCCAAGGGCAGATAGCTATGGAGAAAGAGAACGTAAAAGCTCAGTCAGAAAACTTAGACCGTCAGCTTGCAGAGAAGAAGATAGATATCGATGCTAAGCTGAAGTATTTCGAACTACTCAACGAACAACAGAGTGAAAATGCAGTCCTCTCCAATAACGATAAACATTCTACTATCAGTGAAAAGATCAGTGTGTTGGAACTACAGATGAACAATATCATGGGAATGGCTAACCTATCTAGTAATCATGAGATAGGTAAAGAGAAGGTAAAGGTAGAAAAGGAGAAGGCTAAAAAGATGGTAAAAGAACATGTCAGCGATAAGTAGTTGACTTTAAATAACTAATTTTTTATATTTGTTACATAAATAATACAAACAATGGAAGACGAGAACAAGAACACAGACGGTATTGAAATCAAAGATGGTGATTTTGATCAGCAGAAATTTATGGATGCAGCAAGAGGTAATCCTGGTGGTAATCCTGATGGTACTGGCGACTCAGGTGCCGGTGCCGGTGCTGGTGATGGAATTAAAGATGAGGCTACACTAGCTGCTGAGAAGTTGGCTGCTGATGCTGCTGCTGCAGGTAGTGGTACTCAGGTAGATTTAGATCCTTATTGGAAAGGATTGGCAGAAACCTATAAAGGAGAAGATGGTAAGTATGAACTGCCAAAAGAAATCCTTACAGGAAAGAAAGAAAGTGGAGAAGACCTTACCGAGGCAGAGAGATATAAGATGCTACAGGACCATATCATAGCAAACAATCCTCCTGTGATAAGAGATCCTTTTATTGTAGAGTACCTAGAAGAGTCCCAGAAAAAAGATTTTGATAGATCTAAGTTTCTTCAGACAAAGCAGAAAGAGTCTAACGTGATGAACCTTCCTGCTAAAGACTTCCTTAAAGAGGTCTATAAGAGTCATGCTCAAGCGAACAAGCTAGAGTGGAGTGATGACATGGTACAGTCAAAACTTGACAAGATGGATGACATTGATGCAGAGTTTGAAGCTAACAAGTTCAAATCTAATATGCAGAATGTCCAGAGCAATAGAGAATATAATATCAATGAGCAAAACAAGGTTAGGATGAATGCAGACCTTGAGACTGCTCAGGCTGAAACAGAAGTACTGTTAAATACATATATTGACGAAAACAAAGAGAAAACTAATATAGGTGGATTTGAGTTCGGAGAATCCGATAGACAAGAATACATCGAGTTTTTACCAGAGTTTACCAAGAAGGAAGTATTGGAAGTAGATGGAAGACCTTATATTGCCAGCAAAGCTGATGTGGTCTTAAATGAAATCTTCCAGAATCCTAAACAATCATTAAACATTCTCTCTTACCTGTACTTAGTACATAAGGGTAAGATTGATGGTTTCAATGCTGACGCACTTGAGGCTAAGAAAGAAGATCTAGAAAGAAAGTTAAAAGGGGACAGAAAAGACAACATACAACCTGGAGCTGGTCAACATGACAAGCCAGGCTTTGATATGAATGCCTTTATGGCTGCTGCTAAGAAAAAGTAGTACTCACCCACTCACTAATCATTTTAAATAATAAAGAAAATGAGATTAGTACCCGGAAACGAAGTAACTGTTGCTCAACAATCGATCACAAGTCGCTTGTTAGTAAACATGGGAGTTATAGATCCTGATATGATGACTACAATATTTAGCATGTATCCAGAGATGGCTCCATTAACAGCGTTGCTTGACGCTAAAAATTACAAGACAGAAGGCATTAACTATGGTACAAACTGGTTGCTCGATGGAGGAAGATTCAACACTGTTTCATCTAACCATGTACAGTATCGTATTGCCAATGATGATTATCGTGTAGAGAGATTCAGACCAGGACCTAACGGTGTCTGTTATGAAGACGAAGCGAATGCTAGCCAACCAGGTTTGAGTAAGCTTCCTTTCTATATCTACCTGGATTCTAACTATGCAGGTGGTAACGAAGTCATCCTCCTAGCTGATGGTGAGACACAGCTATATATTATCGACAAAGATGCAGGCGAACCTGTCTCCGGTGGAGTATGGAGATACCGTGTAAAAGTTGATGGTAACAATAAGTCAGAGTACGTAGATACAAACCTTATGCAAGATGGTGACGAAGTACAGGTCGTAACATCTAAGTATACCCAGGACTTCTCAGTTGGAGGTAATGAAAAGTATGATTTCGGTGGATTCGGTGATGCTTACCTTACCCTACAGAGGTTTAAATATTCTTACTCTGGTACTGCAGCAGCCATGGATAAAAACAAACAGGTGAGAGGTCGCTATGTAGGTATCCCAGGATACGAAGACAAAGCTTTTATCACAGCAGCAGAAGAAATTATGATGAAGAACATTGCCAGGTACCTTGACTTCCAATTACTCGAAGGAAAAGGAACTGTTAGCAAGGATACCAAAGAGGTAGTTCTTACTGACGGTGCTAACCAGGACATCCTCTCAGGTAATGGTGTATTGTATTCAGGAGATGGCCCTATTGAGTTCCCACTGAATAATGGATGGACAGAACCAGTGCTTACTGCTTTACTTAGGGATATTGATACGTATATTAGACCTGACGAAAATGGTAAGAGAGAGGTTGCTCTTTTCTTACATCCTACATCATATTTCGACTTGCAGACATTGCTTGCCAGTATGAATGTTACTCAGAATCAGAATATCATAGGTGACGGTGATAACAAGATCATCAACAACACTTATAAAGGGTATTCTTTGGGTGGTATTACGCTTCTCCTGACCCGTTCTACCTCTCTATCACGTAGGCCTGGTAAAGTCCTTAAAGACGGTACTAAGTCTAATGAATGGGTTGGTATCATGCTACCTCTAGGATTGACTGCCAGTGGTGACAGAGGTATTCAGCTTATCCAGTTGAGACCTATGAGTAAAGGTACTGTAGCCGGTATCGACAAAGGTGGGAATATTTCATCTGAAGTTGACGGTTCCTCAGAACATGCACTCATCCAGAATGGTGTTATCTCACAGATTCAACCTATTAAATTGTACAGACCTTACTTGAACAACTTAATGTAATAAAAAGACTATGACAACAACGACAGAGAATAAAGACAAAGTAAAAGTAATCTTCATGGAGCCTATCTATAAGAAGCATCCATGGACTATACCTATCACTAAGGTAGGTAACAACTACATGACAGGCCAAGACCTGACGGTAGATAAGAAGACAGGAGCCACTCCGTTGACTGCTGAAGAGTTAGAGAAGTTTCCTTTTGTCATAAATCCGACAACCTTTCCCAAGGTCAGGGATTTTCACACATATGATATGTCTCTCTTTGCTGATAAAACTATGGTAGATCTTATCCTTATTTCTAAAAGGATAGCAAGGACAGAGCTGGACTATAAAAGAGATCCAGGTTCTTTCTATGGTTATCTTCACAATGCAACCCTTGAGGCTCAGAGTGAGAATAGCTTCTATGATAATGTTTTTGATGCAGAGAGTTTCATTCGTACATGGCCTCCGGAAAGGTATATTGAATTGGTTCTTTTGCTTAACAACAGAATTCAAAATTCAGAGTTTTATATTCCTGAGAAAGGGGTAGGGATGTCAGTACAACGCAATGGTTTGTTAAAAGCATGCCACAAGTATCCTGAGATTGTCCTTAACTGCTCTCCTGATAAAGATAAGAGTCTGGAAGCTCACATTGTAATATTGGAATTGATATTCTACAACATCCTCAATCGTAATCGTAACAATGATATTATGTATGATGGTACATTCCTTGGTAATGACACTAAAAGTGCAATACGTTTCCTCAACAAGAAGGATAACGAACATTTAAAGACCAGGCTATATAACCTCTTACAGAATAAAAAAGGTAAGATTACCGATGGACAGAAGGAAGAATTAGATTTCAAGATAGGCAAGACGATCCCTTCTACACTAGCTAGCTACACTAACGCTATTAATATGCTTAGGGTATCTGTCCTGGATGGTAAAGAGAAAGATGCTGATAATGCATTCGACTCTATTAAGGCTATCCATGCAGAGCTATTGAAGATGGGTCATACTCCTGAGTTTACACTTGAGAATGCTACCAGTCTCTATGAGAATATGAAGACCGGTAATGAATCTAAAAAGCTTAAAGAAGAGCTAACAAGAATCTCAAAGGCAGAAGATGGACTTGGTAAACTTCAACGGAAGGTCAAGCACCACCTTACTCCTTATGTCGAAGAAGACTGTAAGGACTTTTGGGATGATACTGAAAAATTGATTAATTATATGGTAGAGAAAAAATTTAGCTAATGTATACTACGGCTGACGATATATTTAAAGGGTTCTTAGATGGTATAAAGAAGACATCTACGAGTACTGTTATCCCTGAAGTGTTTTGTAGACTATGGAACATGTATGCCATGAGAGACTGGATACTGTCTAATGAGTCTATGAAAGAGGGTGTACAGCTTACTACTAAGCAGATGGATGATATGCAGCGTTTGAGACGTAAAGTGGTAATGAAGAATGTAGGAGATAATCTATTCTATATTCCCGATGGGGTTTCTATAAAAGGAAGGATGGTGACTGATATTAACGAGACACTCCTTACCTATGATGATATTCTCCCTAAATACCAACGAGCTTTAAATATGATGTTTGAAATTGATTATAGCACCTCCTCAGCACAGGAGTGTAGTCTTACAGGTACCAGCGGATGGTTAAAGTCCTTCAGGATGCTATCTGATGCTGAATCTGTGATACGTGACTCCTATTACCTTAAACCCAGGGACAGTAAACTATACCGTCAGATCTTTAACGATCAGATATTGATGATTACTGACCCTGATGTAGGTTCTGATGCTACAAGGATTATGCTAGACTATTACAAGTATCCTAACGAGATGTCTTATTCGTCAGGGTTCGTATATACTATTGATCTACCAGATTATCAAATATCCGAGATTATAGACAAAGCTGTAATGATATACCTTGATAGGATTCAAGATCCAAGATTCAGGACCGCTATTGGTCTGGAACAAGGAAGACAGCTAGACAGAATATAAATATTTTTAATTCTAAACAAGATGAGAACTAAAAGACAACCTCCAAAGATGATTTTGCTGAATACATTAGATGCAACAGACTTTGGAATTTATAATGATTACATATCCGGTTACAAGATGGGAATCTTTAAAAAGCTTGGTATTGATATCAGAGGTGGTGTGGTTACAGGAACAGCAGATAGTCCTGTCATTCCTGCTAGTGTAGGAACACTAGCTTCAAACATTAAGGTATCTAAAAGCTGTACCGATGATGGCAAGTATGCTTCTCTGGAAGTGTTATTTGCTCCTCCTGCTCCATGTACGTCATGTGACTGGGAATATGGTCTTACCTTCAGGGAAAAGGTTAAGCTTCCTGGTGTAGGTAATAGTAAGAACAATCTTCAGCAGAAGTCATATGTAGGAGTACTTAAAGTCGTTGAGGCTACTAGTACAACTATTGACGCTGCTTACATCCTGGCTATGGAGAACGATCTTATGGATCAGATTCATAATGACATAGGTCTTCACAATCAGAATACCGATGCTCTTACTAAGATGTCAGGTGCTATCGTTAATGTATTCAGAGGATATTATGTGACTACTACTAATGCTAACACTGATAAAATACTTATCACGACTCCTGCAGGACTTACTGAAACTATTGACCTTGATGGAGGTGCTACTATTATCACTGCTGTAAATGACTTTAACGATGACAACTCTTATGATCTTGCAGCTATAGCCGTAAGTTCTACAGTGATGTTAGTGACTGGTCCTGCAGGATATAAGTATACTCTTGCTGATGGTGCTGGTGCCTCTACTTGTACTTTTGTTCGTAAGATGTTATTTACTTCAAAAGACCTTAACGTACAGTTCGACCTTATCTATGGTGATGATATGGGTGGTACTACAAGAGGTGTATGGATTACTCCTATCATAGGAACTACTATTACTACTTCCGGAGCCAGAGCTTATGTTGACGGTGTTGCCATGGGCGCTGCTGCTACTGTTGCTACTAATGTAGCTGCATTGTCTATCGAGTTGATAGCGGATCTTACTGCCGGTGCGGTAGGATATGCAGGTATTAAAGGTGCTGCAGGAGAGACAGTATATGTATATACTAATACTGACCTTGTCACGGACTTTAACCTGACTCTAAGTGCTGCATCTACGTGTACTCTTGGAGTAGAGACTTCTCCATGGGGAAGGTATCCTTCTTTAACTTCTGATGACATATTCCGTATGTTCTGGAATAAGAAAGATCAGGGTAGTCTTGCCAGAGGAATATATCTGGATCAGCCTTTGCAAGGTATAGATTATTGTGTATACACTATTGCCGTTGGTGATAATGATATCAGTGGTCTCCATGGAGCTAACTACGACACTAAATATACTACCGAGTATGTTATTGCTGTACGTAAGTCTTTGGTAGATGATGATCTATGGGATAAGACTAACTCTGCTGCTACTGGTGCCAGGTATTCTTATATGCAAGAGTCTACTGATGATCCTGCTGTATGGGCAGTGGATAGTAGCTTCGAGGATCTCCTTGAGATCCTTGTAGGAACTGCTGTTGAAAACTGGTAATCTATTCATTAAATTGATATAACCTAATAAGGGCAGAGGGGATTTGCCTTCTGTCCTTTTTTTAATCTATAACAAAATGGCTATAACAGGGGAACAGAGATCATTCGATTCTATTTTAGATACTTTAATGCTAGATCTTAAACAGACTACCGATGATAGTTTTTTAATAGGTAAGAGAGAGTATGTCGCTGATAAGATCCACGATATGAATGCTACTCTTATCCGGGAAGAATATAACAACAGAGGTGGTAGGATTTCAGATCAGTATTATAAGATGTCTGCTTGCTTGGAGGTAGAGTGTCAGAAGAACTCTTGTACTGTAGATAACATATCTTTTACTTCAGATGCAGTGATGTATACTATAGACCTTCCTGCTTTGATTCCAAATGTAGGATGGAAAGATATCTCCTTCTTAGGTACAGAGAACTTCGAGTTATCCTTTACCAGAAAGACTATTAAAGGTTTTAATGCTAGTAAGTACAAGCGATGGGTTAAACCTGGTCCTATCTATACCGTTATAGGCAGTAAAGCTATATTAAAGGACTTACCTACAGAAGGGTTTGTAATGGCTACAGGGGTATTGTTATACAAGATACCAATACAGGCCTGTAACTATAAGTCTACAGACTCTTACCCTACTCCTTCGGTAAACAAGTTACTCATATTGGTAAAGAAAGACCTGCTGAGTACCTGGGGGATTACTGAAGACACCTATAATGATGATACAGAGATACAGGGTTCACCAGTACAACAATCTAAACAACAGACAACAACCGATGAACAATAAGATTAAAGAGATAAGAGCAAAGATATCTAGCCTATTATATAGATGTTATGATATAGCTAAGATAAAGAGGTGTCCTGCTGATGGATACAATGTTTATTACATACGTATTTTTAGAAAGAGGTTCTTAATAAGAATAAGCTGCCATGGAACAAATTACTGATTGCAATGGGGATATAGTAGATCCTTTAACCATTCTTACAATGATGGAGACTATTTTGATTACCGGTGATGTTGGTACTGAGAAATATTTTCTTATCAAGAGGCAATATCAGTTTGAAGACAAGTCTACTCGTCAGGGCTCCTGTGATGGATGCTCAGAGGACACAGAGTATGCCTATGTGACTTACTACCGTATTTTAATCGGTACAGAGTCCTTTTATATACCTGAAGGTAAAATAGCCATAGAGGGTACGATAAAGCCTGAATGGATGCAAGACAAGTTTAAGTTTCATGAATTCAAATCAGATCAGCCTAAAGATTACCGTCAGGCAGTCCTGGATACGATAGGTGTAGACCTTGAAAAGACTACCGAGGAGTCCCATGACGGTTATGAGTATGGTGAGAAGATGATAGAACAGGCAGGAAAGAACAATGGAAAAAGATACGGTCAAGTCGAGACAGACGAAGAAGAAGACCCATGTGAGAGCTCATAGGATAATAAATAGAGATGGAGAGCGAAAGACTCTTAAAGATGTAGACTACATGGAGCTGGTATATGATAAGACTTTTGAGTATAAATATTTAAGGTTACAGCATAAGCCAGGAAAGTTAATAAGAAAGTTCTTTGATACATTAGGTGTAGAGAGAAAGTATCCCTACATAAAGTTTGAGAAGATGGTCATAAAGCTCTTGATAGATGACTTGACTGATAAGATATGCTATGACTTAGTTTATAACAATGCTATCTTTCATCTTCCTAACGGGATAGGATATATTGTAGTGGCAGAGGATAGCATGACTAGGAGTACAAAGCTCAAGGGATTCAAGAAGAGGACATCGCTTCACTTTTACCATAAAGGGATAAGCATATATTATTTACAGCAATGGCAAAAAGTTATGTTTAACATAAAGTGGAAGAAAAGACTTGACAAAGAGATAAAAGGTGGTCACTACTACGAGAACATTGATGATATACAAATTAAAATGAATGTACGCTATGGCAAATAACACAATATTTATGAGTCCTTCTGTGGTATGGAGTACGCTAAGTGAACTCTATAAAAGCATAGAATTTGATGAGGATGTTGTTATAGGGTTATGTGCTACCCTGGAAGTAGACCATATAAAAGATATTACTCTTATGCAGCCCTTTCAGGGTATAGGCATAGAGAAGATCAATGGCCTGGTGAAAGTTCCATGCAATGTATTTCGTATCCTGGATATCTATGAAGCTAATGAAAATCCTCTTACTGCAGCTAACAATGGCTCTTACCTTTATAACTTACAAGACAAGTATGGTAATGCTCCTGACGATGGAGATATCATATACCTTAACTACAAAGGTATCCATGTAGACAATGACGGTATTCCTCAGATAGTCACCTGGCACCAAGAAGCTTGTGAGACATACTGTAAGATTAAGATACTGGAAGAAGCTGTAGGCATGGGTAAGTTCAAGGAGAGCATGTATGAGAGATGGCTTATGATGTTACCTGGACAGATCTCTGCTGCTAAGAACAACTTCAGACACAAGACTCGTAAGGAGGTTGATGATTTGAATATTATAAGATACAATATGATAGTGAAGATTCACAACTTGCCTATCCAACAGAAAATGATGAGAGATGGATCATAAAAACGTATTTACTAAAGGTATAACTACTGACCTTGACTATATGCTAAGGTCTCCTGATTCATGGGATTTCCCTACACTGAATATCCGTGTTATCAACAAGGAAGGACAGGGCTTAGTTGTCACAGGTATGAAAGGTAATGAGAAGCACTTCCAGGTCAGTGATGGCTTTATGGTGATCGGTGCTTCTGAGTATAATGGTATAATCTACATCGTCTCTTGTAATGATGATACGGGACATGGGGAGATAGGTTCTTATCCTTCTCCTGAACAATGGTTAGCTACCAATACTTCTTTTGTAAGAGAATATAAGGCTTTTCATAACTTTGGTAATGATGTGAAGGTAGGTTCGCTGAGGTCTACTCTTTTTAATATGTCTACTCAGCATTATGCAGATGTCTTTGTACGTATCTCTTATGACAATACTGCTAATGTCTATATTACAGACTTCCACAATCCTATCAGGGTGGTAAATAGTAACTTCAAGCAGACTGGTGAATCTGTAGGAAGGTATTATACGGAAGAGAGCTTTGACGGTGCTTTAAACCTTATCGCTTCTACTAAAAAGATTCCCTATTGTGATAGTCTCTCTGTCATCAATGGTGGAGAGATGCCTCCTGGTAATTACTTTCTATTTTATAGGTATCTTACTGCAGACTATAACAGTACTCACTTTGTCTCAGAGTATGGAGTTATAAGTGTCTTTGACGGTACTGAGGCACCAGACATTACAGGAGCACAATATAAAGACTGGCTTAACAACGTAGTCAACAAGACTAACAAGAAGATATCTTTTACTGTAAGAAACCTGGATCAGTCCTATGCTTACTTCCAGATAGGAGTACTTCACTATACTGCTACTACAGAAAATGCTGCAGCTATAAGAGACGTGTATCTTATCAACAAGTCTTTCCCTATTACAGGAGAATCTAAAAACATTACTATCCTTGGTACAGAAGCACAGAGTGTACTCGCTTATGCTGAGCTTATCACACCTAGGATACCTTATAACATCAACAAGTCTCATACGGAGGCAAACAATACCTATTATGGTGGTAACTGGAAGAAGACTTCCTATGGTTACGATAAAGAAAAGCTAGCACAATATGCTCAGGAACTCACATATTATTTCGTAGATTCTGGTCCATATATAGGAGGTGATAGCTTCTGGGGTCATCAACAAGGCTATTCACAGGTAAGTGCTTTTAAGAATCCTAAGAATACAATAGATTTCGTAGGTCTGGCCAAAGGTGAAATATATCCCTATGCTATAATATACCAATTTGCTGATGGTACCGAGTCAGAAGCATATCCTGTATTAGGAAGAGTAAATGGTTTAGCTAATGATGTAGGACTAGTACAGATAAGAGACTGGTTATTGTCAGATACTATCAATAGATCTATAGGAGTGCGCTTTGACGTTACTTCTGCTAATGGATACTATAATCTTAATGAAAAGGATTTCGAAGGAGTTACAGGCTTTAGGATAGTAAGAGGTGAGAGGATAAAGAATCTTATCTGTCAGGGAATGTTGTTACCATGCTATCAAGGATTACAAGCTGACAGTCCTGGAGGCATTGTTTATCCTGCTACTGGATTTGGTATGAACAAGACATATAATGCTGATCAGAATCTTAATATTCCATTATATAAGGGATATCTACCCTGTGCCGTTACACCTGATGGTACAAATTATAAATATTATGCATCAAGAACAGAGAGTCTTTCTAAAATAAGTGATTTTAAAACGATAAAGACTCCTAAAAAATATGGGCTATTCTGTCCAGATGTGACTATGGGAAAGATAAAGAGTATTCCTACTAATACATATTTGAAATTAGCATTTAATCCAAGGATTAATGAGTATGTCCTTGGTAATTTACAAATACAGCCTGCTACTATAGGAGTGGAAGTTAATTGTGGTGAGGGTCTTGATCCAAAGAGACTAAGTACTAATCCTATTCATTTTGATAAAGAAATATGGGATGTAGATACTGTTTTTGTAGAAAAAGGTACCGAGCAAGGTCCTTCTCGTTTTACCTCTTCTCTTCCTGGGAGGAGTACATATGCAGCCTCACCAGGGGCATCTTATTATTATAATAGAAGTTTAGCTACAGGATCTTATATAGGAATAACTACTGCTATAGATTTTGATAATGTAGAAAAGCAGACTCTTATTCTACCATCTACAGGCTTTGTCGTTAACCTTTATGCTAACAATCCTGATGATACTTATTTTTTAGATGTTGTTAGCTCTTTTGATCCAACTGTAGAAATCTACCAACCTGTAAGTAACTTTATACCTATCACCAATGACACTTCGATAAATATATTTAAAGGAGATTGCTTCCCTACAAAATTATATATAAGATCACATAGATTTAATGGTTATGACTATGCAGCTTCTAATACAAATCCTATTAGTGGCATGGGTGGTGATGGATGGGAGTTTGTAGCTGGTAATGGTATATGGTATCAGTATGGTATGGGCTTAGGACTATTTACAGAGAATTTCTTAAATGTAGATATGCGTAATGAAGTTAAAGCTTATGATCCTAGTGATGATGAGATAACATATACTTATTTTCCTAAGTGTTTAGACTTTTATGAAAACTTACAGAGCTGGATAGTGTTAAGAGATATCCCTGCAGCTTTGGTAGAAGCTACTCAGGTGAATGATGGATACAATAATGTCTTACCAAGTAAATATTTTCTGGGTTATGACTCTAACCTTCCAGAGGTAGATGACAACCAGAGGCCGGGAAGGATATATCACTCTTCGAAAAATATTCCTGGTAGCATCATTGACTCTTTTAGAAGCATAGCTCTCTCCAACAAGATAGATGTGAACAGTGAGTATGGAGCTATCATTAAGCTCTTAGAGTTCTCTGATGATGTTATTTCTATACAAGAGTATGCTATCAACCAGCATCCTATCAAAGAAAGAGTTACACAGTCAGATACTACTTCAGGAGAGATACTCCTTGCAGACTCAGTAGAGCTATTGCCTACCTACTTTAAGAAGCTAGCAGAGTTTGGCTCTCAACATATGAGTGGTATTATAAAGACTCCTAAAGGTATCTATGGTGTAGACTGGCTTAACAGTGTGGTATGGATCATAGCTGCTAAATCTACACAGACAGGTAGAAGGATGCTATCTGCTAATGACCTGCTAGAGAACAAGCTTCTAGCTAAATGGTTTAATGACTACAAGACACAGATAACTTCTTTTAATGATATCAAGAGTAAGCTAACTGATGATCCTGTTAATGGTACTGGCATTGTCTTAGGATATAATAAGAAATATGATGAGGTATACTTTACCTTCTTATTTGATAGCTTAAAGGATACTCCAAGTACTGATAGTGATGGTATCCCTAATCCTCCTCAGTTAGCAGGTTATAACAACACTCTTATCTATAATGAGCTTATCAATGCCTTTGTAGGTGAAGCGTCTTTCACTCCTTATGCTTATCTTGGAATAAGAGATGATCTTTATACACTAGAGCAGAATAACCCATCTGAAGTGTTTAAGCATGATTCTAACAACTTTCTCAAGTTCTATGACACTAAGTACCCTTTGAAGCTTTCGTTCATTGTTAACGGTAGGCAAGGGGATAAATCACTATATGACTTTGAAAAGATATTCCAGGCTCTAAAGATAGAGATGAGCAAAGAAGACCTATATAGTATTGCCTATGAGACAGAATCACAGTTTGGATCATATGTCTTCCTTACGAGTGACAATGACACTGCTAGTTTCTGGAAGCACTCTGAGTATACAGAAAACGAGTGGAGGATACCGGTAGTGGTGGAGACTCGTTCTAAAGACAAAGACTATGATTGTGGCAGTGATATGAGAGGACATTGGATGAAGGTTACTATAGTGTACAATCCAACTACTGACGCACAGGCTATCTATATAAAGAAAGTAATAAGTAATTTTATAATCTCTAAATCTTAACATTATGGTTGGTTCAATAATAGGCGGTGCAGCAAAAGGAATTGGTTCCTTAGTATCAGCAAATTTTATGAGTAGAGGACAGACTGAGATATTTGACAACCAGAAAAATAGTTGGGGGGACTTCGGTACTGCAGGAAACTTCTCAGGTTCCTCTGCAGGATCAGAATCTAATACCTATAAGTCTGGTGAGAGGATGGGCAAATATGCTCAGAGAATGTTGGATATGACTGCTGCATGGACAGGTGGTAATTCTGTTGCAGGTAGTCTGATGAATAAAATAAAGCCTACAGGTAATGGTCCTGAATCAGCACCAGGTAAGAGTAGTTGGGATGCTGGATATAGACCTGAAGGTGCTGATGCAGGTATAGGTGTAGGTGATATTGATTTAAGTACACCTTATGATGATGCTGATATTGACAATAGTATTCCAGAACCTTATGAGAGTGGTACTTTTGATTTTGATACTGGTACTATGGATGATGGGATGAATGCTAGGAGTGGAGTATACATCCTACCTTCAAGAGGAGGAATGTTTACTAAGTTTGCTAAAGATGGTGCCTATGTTCCTAATCCAAGAAGAGGAGCAGGAAAGATGATACGACAAGGAGTTATTGATAAACTTATGAAGCTCAATAACAAGATAGGAGAGTTTGGTAATGAGTCTATATATAACAGGATGATTATAGGTGGTACACAGATGCATAGGCTAGGAGGTCTTCTAGGTAATGCTATCAGTCCTGCAGCTACAGCAGCAAGCTGGGCAATGATACTTCCAAGGCTAGAAGGTGACAGCTCTCCTAATCAACAAGAATGGAGAAAGCAACGGTCTATAGAGCAGGATGCTGAATATAAAGGGATACGATGGTCTAAACCACAATTAAGAATGGGTGGATACTTCCCTGAAAAAAACAACGATATTATGATAAAAAATAGAAGACGTGCAAACAATGGATTATACGTCACAGGCGTAAGTCCTATCTATGGACCTTCACATGAGGGTGGTGGTATTAATATGTCAGTAGGAGGAAGACCTATAGAAGCAGAAGGTGGAGAGTACAAAGTAGCCTTAAACAAAGGTGATGCTATCTTTAATGATGATCAGATGTCTATGCTTAACTCAGGTATGCCTATAGAAGATATTATAGCTACTATGCCTACAATGAGTAGTAATGCTGAAGATGGTACTTTCTTTCCTGATGGTAAAAAAAGAAAGAAACAATTCTCTCAGGGTTCTATCGCAAATTATATGTTATTTGATAAATTAGATGATATACATACAGGACAGCCTTTTGCAAATAAAAAAGAAGGAAGAGAAGTTTTTGGTGCATATGAAGATAATATGTTTGACGAAAGACGGATTGGTAAACCGGTTAGTCCTGATATAAAATTAAAGGAAGATAGAAAAAAGGCTGCTATTAAGACAGCAGGAGAATTTACTTTTGATCCATCTTTTACAGGAACTACAAAAGCTCCTACCAGTTCTGTTATTAAGAAGGGTAGGGATTCAAAACCAACTCTACCAGAGTCTGTTAATCCAGAAGATGATCTTTATGCAAGGTATAAAAAGAATTCTAAGATAGCTGCAGGAATAGAAGGAGTCAATACAGGTGTCCAGTTCTTTAATGCTTTTATGGCACGTAAGAGGAATATGAATCAGAATGCTCCTATAGGTGTATCTCCTATCAAACTACCTCGTAATAGACCTTATTTTGAAGATCCTACCACTTATATCAATGAGATAGATAAAGGCTTTATATCAAGTGCTAATCAGTTAAGAAGGCTAGGACAACCAGATCTTATCCCAGGACTGTTTGCTAACAGGGCTGATGCTATCAGTAAGGTACAACAGGGAGTGGGAGGAGCAAACATAAAGTCTTCTATAGAGAACAACAGGATGAACTCAGAGCTTGACCTTAAAGAGAATATGTTTAACCTTGATATCTTCAGGGCTAACAGAGATATGCTCGATAAGTTCGAGACTAGGAAGGAACAGGCTATCTATAGTAATGACGCAGCTATGAATGCAGCATCTTCCAGAGGATCTAGTATCTATGGAGAGCTAACACAGAAACAACTGCAAGCTGATGTTATTAAGGAGGCAGCAAGAAGTAAAAGGATGGCAGGAATTATGTCTTATCTATTTAGCTAATGAGAAGGTTAAAGACAGATAGAAAGGGAAAGAAAGTGATCAGGGCAGGTAATCGTAAAAGCATACAGTGTACTCATTGTAAAAATATTTATTACTTTTATGGTGCCATGTGTAAGTGCAAGTGTCCTAAATGTAAAGGCAAAGGTCACAAGTTACTAGCAGTAGAAGGTAAGCAAGAAATTTAAACCCTACAACTATGTATATCAGACTTCCTATAAAGATGAACAACAGTACCTTTGAAGAGATAGAAGAGCTTACCTCTCAGGGTAGGGATCCACATATAGGTGACTACAATAGCTTTGTGCATATTGACATCACGAAGATTGTAAAGATAGCAGAGTGGTCTCCTTATAATAATGGAGTCTTTGAAGGATGTATCGTTTATACTACTGATGCTACATGTAACTATGTCTTTATGAAGGTTGCTCAGGTAAAGAGGCTTATAGAGGCTACCTTAAATATGAAATCAAGAGAATTTTTATTAGGTGAAACATTAACAAATACAAACTAAGATGAGAGATTTAAAAGAAACAGTTATTTTCATTGACAAGTTCAGCAGGAAGTCAAGTGAACAAGAGGTACAGATTACAATCCAAGAGCTGGTAGACAGATTCAAAGATATAGAGCCTATCCCAGGTACCTATGTTGTTCTTAGGGTTAAGCCAAAGATTACTAAGAGTACGCTGGTAATGAGTCCAGGACTAGATGAGAGACCTAGTGATCTAAAAGAGTGGAGACTACATACAGAGGAGAACCCTTCACAGGCTATCGTGGTAGCTAAAGGTATCCCTCTTCTTATGGGAGATGGTAAAGAAGATCCTATGATATGTGAGCCAGGTGATAAGGTATATCTAAGTATGAAGAGTATCCTAGGAGAGGTTATTATGCACAATGCAACTATAGCATATCACATACACCAACGCAATTTAGTCTGTAAGGTTAAATAGGCTCTCAGATCAACGATATACCCTCTATAGGGTAAGACATCAGAACATAGATAATTATTGATTCACGCTTCTTAAAACGTACAAGATGGCACTATTTTCTATATCCCCACAATTCCAAGGAAACAAACTTCCCTCTTCTTCTATTCTTTCTCCCTTAGCTGCCATAGGATCTACTGGTAGAAGTTCTGGTGGAAGTGGTAGTAAGAGTAAAGAAGATACTATTAAGACAGACAAGATGTTATATCGTCAGAGTCTTGAGACTAAGAATGCTTTATCAGCAGCAGAGAGGAAGTATAAAGATGTTCAAAGAAGAGTGGCCCTAGAAGCTATGGACTCTAATGATCCTATTGGAGTTATGACAAAAGGTAATTTATTTCAGGATTTAAAAACTGCTTTATTTGAATATACTTCTACTAAGGATCAGATAGAAGCTCTTATTCCTATGCAACAACAGAACAAGGAAATATATGATAAGTCAGTAGAACAGATCAGTGATGGCAAGCTTAATGAAAATGATCCTTATTTTAATAATGGTAGCTTTGAGTATGTACCTGCTAAAGATAAAGAAGGTAATGATATAGTGAGACCTTTGAAGGTTAGTGAACATCTTGATAGAATGAGAGATATTCCTATGGGTTCTGAGCTAAGAAGATATAGTGCTCCTGATATGGAAGCATTGTTTACAGCTTATGATGATGCTTTTCAAGGTATTAAGTATGAGGATAAATTTACTCAATCTGGATTCTATGATAAAAATGGTAAATTACCTACCGAGGTCTTGAATGCTAACAAAAATGATCAGTATAATGTAGGCAATAAGCATTCTATCACAAAGATCTCTGGAAACAAGCAAGTTGTTCAAGCTGCTTATAATGATTTCATAAGTACAGTAGAAGCAGATCCTAAGTTAAAACGTGCCTTTGATTACATGACAGCTATGGAAGAATACAGATCTATCTCTGAAGGGAAAGAGTTTAACTATGCTGCTTTCCAGAAGGATTTTGCAGATACTAGAAAAGCAAAGTATCTACAGAATAGATTTGTTGAGAGTTATGATCAGCTGATTCTTGGTAAAAAGAAAACAGTTGATAAGGGTAAGTGGGATTTACCTACTCTTATAGATCAGGAATTAGTAACTCCTTCGAAAGATGCTATAACAATTTCATCTAAGGGATTAGAAGACAATGTCTATACTAAAGAAGATATCCCAGGATATAGAACATGGTCTATGAAGACTAATCAATATTATTCATATGTTAACCAAGAGGCTCATAAAGTAGCAGGTACTTCTAATGCTATTAAATTAGATGATTCTTTTGGTGATTTTGGATATCAGACATATGGTGATCCTCTTAACTTAAATGACTTTAAAGGCTTAGGTATTCAGGTAGGAGGTTTGATACCTGTTGTTACAGAATATCCTTCTCCTACAGTGTTACCTAAAGAATCTGAGAAGATAGGTGTTAAGTTAACTACTAATGATGACTATGTGTTTATGGATCCTGCTCTTGGTAGGAGAATTGAAGAGAGGGATATGCTAATAGCTCAAAGAGTTCCTGATGTACAAATGGGTTTTGGACATGAGAAGACTTATTATGATATCAAACTAGAAGATAAGATAAGAGCAATTAATCTACAGATATCAGATGAACTACGAGTATATAGTAAAAGAGCTAATGTAAGTACTGAAACAGGTCATACAATTACTCAGGAAGATATGGATAAGTTAGAAGATTACTATATGAAACATGCTAACAGATATGGGGAGAAAGTAAAAACTCACAGATTTGTATTTAACGTTCCTAAAGAAAGCTGGGAGAAGGTAGATGAGAGAATGAATTTTATTGATGCTGATGGAAAGATAGGTTATGGGAAATGGAGTGGTGCAACAAAGACAATAACGTTAAAAGATCAAGAATGGAAACCATGGATAATTGATATCCCTGTAACAGAAGGAGAGATAAGTTCCTTTGGAAACCATTTCCAAGATGTATCTCAGTTAGCACAAGATATAGCCCAGAAGCAAATGAATCAGATTAATGCTCAAAAAGAACTTGTAGAGTCAACAAGTTCAGAAAATCCAACAGAGTAGATTGTTAATTATCCAAATATAACGCAATGAATAACGATACTGAAAATGTTAATAGTATAGGTGATGGTGGAGAAGAAGAAGCAACACCAAAAGCAACACTTGATTATTTCCCAATGTATGCCTTTCAATGGTCAGCAGATCAAATAAGACAATCACTAAAGGAGAATGATGCAGTAGTGACTCTCTGGGATAGAGAAAAGGCAAGAGAAAAGTATACTGTAGATACTCCTATGATAGATCCAAAGAACTTTGATAAGATCTACGATATGGCTTCTACGGGTTATTTAGATCATCAAGATGGGATTGATCACTTTGTTACTCCATGGATTGCTTATGGTAATGATACCTTCTTAAAACAAGAGATGGGAATTAAGTCTATTGATAGAAATTCTTTAGAGCAAACTTATATCTCTCCAACTATAGGTGTTAATCAGTTTGGACAGAATCTACTTAGTCCTCAAGAAGAAGTATTTGCTAAAGGATATTATATTGACAGATTTGGCAAAAAGATAATAAAAAAGAAACCTACCGTATCTGATAGAGTACATACTGTATTAAGAGGGTTAGCTGCTCTTGATAATTTCTTTGTTGGAACTAAAGATGATGTTGTTTATGATCCTAAGATGAGGACCCAGGAACAAAAGGATGGTTATGTAGCATATATGAATGCTCTTCAAGAGAAAGGTACATATGGTGATATAGATGTTAATGTAGAAGATCCTGATGATTCTGATAAAACTATTCCTCTATTTCTTACAGATAAGAATGATTTTATTAAAATATATGCTCCGGGCCCAGATGGTACACCTACTATGTTAGAAGTACCAGTAGAAGATCCTAGAGTCACTCGAAGTTCTATTGTTAGTGCTATGGGGCCTGCTCCTTTTCAAAGGAATGCTATAAAAGATGGAATATTTCAAGCATATAATATGTTTTCTAGTGGTGCTGCTACTTTTGAGACTGCTGATGAAATGGGTAGTAATTATCTAAATGAACTATTTTTTGGTGGTGATTATTATGGATTAAATAAATGGGCTGATAGATCTAAAAGAGAAACTACTATTCAGAATAAAGCACTGTTTGGAAAATCTCTACGTGCTAATCAGGGAATGTTTAATAGTTGGGAAGGATTCTCTTCAGTAATGGGTAGTGTAATTGCCCAATTAGTAATACAAAAAGGACTAGCACAGGGATTAAGAAATTTTAATGGGTTTAAATCTTTTGCTTCTACCTGGACATCTTTTGGAGTCTTTGGATTAATGAGTGGCCATCACTTTGTACAGACTGCTAGAGATATGGGGATAGAGGAAGCTGATATCGCTTGGATGTATCCTATACAGGTAGCTTCTGAGACATTTACAGAAGGATTTATAGGCAGAAATGTTATTGCTAGAGGATCAGGTTATTTTGTAGATAAGGCAGCAAGGTTAACTGCAGCTAAAAAGGTAATGAAAAAATTTGGTATAAAGAATCTTAAAGAAGGTACAAAGACACAAAAAAGATTATGGTTGCACGGCTTTATCAAAGCTATTTCTGAGGGGAAAACTATATTTGCTAGAACTATCTTAGCAGGTGGTGAAGAAGGAACAGAAGAATTCTTTCAGCAGATGATAGAGAACTCTATGCAGACATTCCATGATCAGATAAGATATGATGGAGAGAATGGATTATTACCAGGAAAAGGATTATTTGGTCCTGTAGATGCTAATAAGAGTTACTTAGAGAACTTATCTAATAGGATAGGAGATAATGTACTAGAGTCTACTGTAGCAGGATTTATGGGTGGTATTACAATGGGACTCACTATGGGTGCCGGCAAGAATCCTATGGCAGATTATACTATGGGTTATTATGGTGTAACTGGTGAGATGGATAAGCTAAGAAAGGCTACTCAAGATCTATATAACAAAGAGTCTTTAGGTCCAAATTACATCTCTACTGAAGGAGAAATAAAAAATCCTGAGAGTGTTGATGGTTCTATGAATGATGTTGCATATCAGGGTATGATGCAGTCTATGGATATGTTTGAAGGTATCGTTAAAGATTTTGGTATTGACAACCCAATAGTACTTGAGGCTATAGGTAGGAGTAAGCTCATGCAGAAAGAACTTACTGATCTTATCGTATCCTATAAAGGTCTTGCTGAGCAGAAGCTAGCATTAGAGAATAAGGAAGAGGCTACCGAGGAAGATGCTGCACAGATAGCTAAGATCGATGAGCAGCTAGGTGTTGTCTCTCAAGCTATACAAGAGTATACTGTTCCTGAAGGTGCAGACACAAAATACAGTAAGAAATATAATGAAGCTATCAGAGAGAAGTATAGTGCTTTACTCTATGCTAAGAATGTCTCTGATGAACATTTTAAGAATGAAGGTACAGAGCTTACCGATAAGTTTCGGAAGTCAGAGAAGTACCAGACTAAATACAAAAGGAATATCCTGGATCATTTAGATACCTATGAGAAAGCTACAGAGTTCTCACAGAAGCTCACAGAATACCAGACTCAGGAAATAGAAAAGCAAGAGAAGATTGTAAAGAGTAACAATGAGACTGTAGTTACCCACAAAGACCTATTTACTACCGTAGGTGAAGCTTCTAAGCTAAAGTCAAAGAAAGACCTTATGAAGGGGTTTGAGGGTGTCTGCAAGGCAATAATAGCTCTCTCTAAAGAAATTACTTTTGGTATCCCTGCACAGGGTAATGAAGAGCAGATCCAGGCAATAAGAGAAAGTGCTAAATATCAGAAGCAGCTAGAACAACTTGAGAAAGAACTTAACGATGAATATGCTACTGATCCTACCAATGAAGATGTAAAAGATCAGCTTAATACTACCAGGGAAACTATAGATGCTATTACACAGCTATCAGAGAATGCTTTTGTAGATGAGAATACAGAGAAGATAAGACAGCTAAGCAATGATGACAATGTACCTATGATGTTTCTCGAAGAGATGAGGGCTAGGGTGGATAACTTCAGGGAGCAGACAAGTACTGACCTTAACCCGTCTACTGCAGCCTCTTTGATTAAGTCTATCAATGCTGTTAGAGATGCTCTGAAGACTGCTGATAAAGGAATGTTCTTCTTCTCTAAAGGATCAGATCATCCTAAGCTAGAACCTTCAAAGAATAAAGAGCTACCTGCATATAAATATTATGTCAGTGAGTCAGAGCTAAGGAATAGCAGAGAGCAAGTAAGTGAGATGTTGATAGATCTCGATACTATGGGTAACAGTGTACAGCTAGCTAAAGAAGCTAGTAAGTTTTTCCAGATCAAGCTACGTCAAGGACATATCAATGCTCAGAAGCAGGTAGTGACTCTCTTCTATGAGATGGATCCTACCATGATGGAAGAGCTCGTTCCTGATATTAAGAAACTGTTAGAAGATGTTAAAGACCTTACCCAGGAACAAAAGGATAAAAACACTCCTCCGGGTGTAGAGGAGATGGCAGACTTGTTAAACAGTGAGAAGGTGCTACATGACATTTTTGTAAAGATGCAGGGTGCCAGTGACCAGCTAGTGAACTATGACTTTATAAACAGGCTACTTGCTGCTAAGAAGTTCAGATACAACTCAGCTTACTTCAATGCTCCTGACTATACTAAGGTAGGAGAGACTCTTAACTATTACTATAATCTGTTAAAGGTAAATAGTGTCAATGATGTATATAAGACTCATGAAGGATATACCTACCTGGTAAACTTCCTCATGGCTCTTAATGGAGAGAGCATCAATACTCTTCAGGGTGCAAGGTCTAAAGTCAATGTAACGGCTCAGAATATCTCTACCTTCGAACAGATGATGGGTGTGAATATGGTGGTAAACCAACTGCTAGGACATAATGCTGATGTGCTCAAGATCGTCAGGGAGGTAGAATTTAACAACAGTGAACATATAAAGAAGGTGTCAGAGAAAGAAGATATCTTTATGGCTAACTCTATCTTTATGAGAGGAGACTTTGGAGGTGGTAAGAGTCAGCATATGATTCCTGAAGCTATAGCTATCAGAGACCAGCTTAAAAAAGATCCTAAAAGAAAATATTTATTGGTACACCATACCCAGGAGGTACTAAATACGCTAAGCAGTTCTTTAGAAGGTATTGATCAGGTATTTGATAATATCTCTATGGCAGACTTCATAGGTGGTAAGGTACAAAACCCTAATCAGTATGAAGGTATGATAGTCGATGAGGCTTCTCTGCTTAGTAAAGACAACCTACAAGTTATCAATAAGAACTATAATGAAGATACTACCGATCCTAGCTTTCAGATCATATGGCTCGGTGATGCTTCACAGATGATGCCTCCTGATGCTAAGAACAATATCTCCTATGCACAGAAGACGGGTGCTCGTACGTTCCCGGTGATGTTTAAGTTCACCACTCGCAATCCTGTTATCGAAAGACTAGCAGAAGCGTTTAGGAACAGACTAGACAATAACTCTATGGGTTATCCTGAAGTGTATGTCAACGAATATGAAGCAGTAGGGATAACTAGAAGAGAGGGAGGAAAATATTATAATACTGTAGATAGTGTTATCAGTGATGCACTGTCCAGGCCAGAGAGTGTAAGCAGTGCTCTTGTCTTCTTAAACTCAGAACAGATAGATGCACTCCTAAAAGATCCTAACACCAAAGAGGAAACTAGGAAGATAGTTGAAAAGCTCTTTGACAAGCATGGTAACCTAAAGACAGAATTCCAGGGACAGGTATATGTGTTGATGTCTGATCCTGCAACCAATGTGATGCCTAGGAAGATTCCAAGCATCCAAGGTCTTCGTAAAGATGAAGTATACATGGCAGTAAACCTCAATAGCTGGGGATATAAATACAATGGTAAAGAGTTAAAAGAATTTGTAGCTTCTAACAGTGCTTATACAGCTGTAGGGAGAGCTTCTCGCTTTATGGGTCTGGTAGGCTCAGAAGGGTTAAATCTTACACAGAGGCCTTCATGGTGGATAGATGGTCAGCAAGAGGTACTTGATACTTCTGATATCTATAATGATATGAATGAGTATCTAAAGAACATAGGTATAGAGTCAGCTATCAAGCCACAGGAGAAACCTAAAGAGGTAAAGACTAAGATAGCTACTCCTATCCTTCACAAGTTCCGTAAGAACGGTATCTATACTATCAACAAAGGAGATGATTCTGGTGCCTTCTTTAAGATTACCCAGAGTGTAACGAACCAGAAAGACCTGACAGCAGACTCTTTTGCTACAGGACAGAAATATAAAGCTTATAATGAGCTTACCAAGACTTTAGCAGAACCTTTTGGTAAAGAGTCACAGGTAGCTCTAGGAATATTGGATCCTATAGTCAAGACTCCTGCACCTACTCCCGGATATACTACTAACAAGTATCTTACTGAGTACCCAGGAAAGCCAAGCATCGTTAAAGGTGCTGTAGCTGATGAAGTCTCTACAGGAAACTTCTATATCATAGATTCTATTATAGAGAAAACTACTGATGGTGTGGTAGAGTATGAAATATACCTCGGTGGCAAGCAGATAGATCTTAACACTTTTGAGAAAGAGTATACCCTTCGCAGTGGCCCTAAAGAGACTACTGACCTTGATGACATAGAGAGTGGTAAGACGTTCTTCACAGGACAAGCTAAGGCGTGGCTTAACGGTAACAAGCTTTGGGGTACTATCTATAGTGTCTTTAACACTTCGTCAGCTGATGTAAATATGGATCAGCTACGTAAGGATAGAGTGTCTATCTTAAACATGGTCTATAAGAGAAAGGTAACTTCTGAGCTAGTATATCTAAAGTCAGCATTGATGGAAGATAGAAATACTGGTACCTGGAAGAACTTTGACAACGTGCTAGCTATTAAGGTTAGTGCTATCAACGAAGAGTCTCTTACAAGTAATGAAAGAGAGATCTTACAAAGAAATCAATATATAGCTTCTCTGGGGGAGACTGATGCAGGATACGCTAAGCAGCAGATAAGAGATTACTCACAGCCCTTAGAGAATATAAAGCGACAGATATCTGAAGGCTTTGACAGTAGCTATACAGGCATGGAGCTAAGCCCAGAACACCATACAGCTAACAAAGAGGTTAACTACTATAAGGCTTCTCTGAGAAAGAAAGGATATGACTCTAATACCGATGAGTACAGCTTTGGAGAGATCATACTAGAAAATGATATCAACGAGGGTAATGTAATCTATAACAAAGGTCCTCTTAGAACTTTTGCTGAGTTTATGGCTCATATAGAGAATACACTTTCCGGACAAATGGTTACTTTCTCTGATAAGATAGTACAGACATTCTATGGTAGTGGTAGGGTAGGACTACTCTTAAAGTATAAGTTCTCTGAAGGTGATGTAAACAGTACTGCTAACGAGGCCTATGTGATCTTTAAGACTAACAACCTTGGGAAGATGAATTCTAAGAGGATGCATGAGAAGATCAAAGAGGACAAGCAGAGCCTAAAAGATATCCGTGCCTCTGAACAGGATAGCTTCTTTGGTAGTGAACTTAACAGGATGTTCTGGAAGAATGTCTTCGCACAAAACCTAAGCATCATTACTAATAACAAAGCTCTTAACGACTTCTTTGGTACCTACTTTGAAAAGGTAGGTGGTAGAGTCAATGTAAGGGTAAACAGAGATATCTTCCTTTTAGATTCAGACAATGTACGTACCGATGCACAGATAAAGCTTGACGTACTAGATGCATTCCTGGACCAGGTGACAGAGCTATATAAAGATGACGTTACCGGTGAGGCAGCGAACCTAAGACTACAGATAGACAAACTATACCAGCCGTATACTATAGACCTAAGCACAAGTACCAGAGAGTTATCACCTAGTGAGATGGAGAATATCGTTACCAGTGCAGAGGCTATACACTTTCCATATGTAAATATATCTACTGATGGACTTGTTGACGTTAACGAAGAAATTACTAATAAGACTCCTAAAAGTTCAGATGGACCTGCAAGTAAGAAAGGTGCTAAGAGACCTAGGTTTGAAATAAAGACTGATAACATAGAGCCACGTACTGTAACTGTAGCTGCGGTAAGAGAACTATTCGAAAAGATAGCTCACCCTTCTATTTGGGAACAGGTAAAGAATGATATTACTCCTAACCTTCAGTTTGACGGTATGGACATCCACGGGTTAATGTATAATGGTAGGATAAAACTAGCCTTGTATAAAAAAGGTATTAAATACACTACTCCTAAGCACGAATTCTTTCATCTGGTATTCGACTACCTAATTGATGAGAACTCTCGTCAGAGGCTCTATAATGCCACAAAGGAACTGTTAGGCCTTCCTAATGCTACTGAAGACTATCTTACAGAGTGGATGGCAAGAGACTATGGCTATTCAGGACTAAACTTAGACTCTGTAAAGCCTAAGCAAGGACTATGGAGTAGATTTGTAGACTTTGTAAACAAGCTCTTTAATGGATATACTAAGAGGGTAAATACTCTCGATGAGCTATTTTATAAGATGGATCACGGTTACTATAGAAATGTACAACCAGTACATGATGGTGGTAGAGACATTGTAAGAATGGAAGGAGAGAGTGAGCTTGACGAATACCAGGCTGATAACTTTAACCATAAGGCAGAAGATGGATTCGCTAAAGATGATACTCCTAACACTGACTATATAGAGATCTTCAATAATCAATATAAGGTATTTGGTAATGACATTAACAAGTATCTCAATGCTGTAGCTGATGCAGTAATACAATATACTTTCTTCTCTTCTGATTTATCTGTTGACAAGGTAGTACCTATGACAGAAGCTATCAAAGATGTACAGAAAGAGTATGAAGAGTATGGTAATGAGTTTGCTGATGAGCTTACCTCTGTAGGTATCCCTTACAGCCAGATCACTGATGACGATGCAAAGAAACTCTCTATAGTAGAGAGAAGAAATCTAGGGTGGCTTAGGTTAGCTAACCAAGAAATATTCACTTCTTTTATAGTAAGGCTTATGCCAGGGTATAACCCAGAGACAGGTCGCTTCTACAAATGGAATAAGCAGTCTACTCAGTATAACAGAGCCGGGGATGATGCAAATCCTGACCAGACTAAGAGTGACTTTATGAAGATGCAGATAAATGCTACTAGGTTTCATCAGTACTATTATTCTAGCAATGGGAGATTGGTACGCAACGAGTGGGATACTAAAGATGCATATGCCTTTGTGAACAGTAAGGACCTTGAGAAGTCTCTGAAAGATGCAGGGATGCGTGTAGCTAACAGGCTACTAAAAGATCCTTCACTGAATCCAGTAGAGGCCTTTACTCAGGAACTCTATAACTTAGCTACTGAGGCAGGACTTGACACCTATAAGGGTAGTAACATCCTTAGTTTCTATCATAGGTTCTTTGAAGCTTTCACAGGTAAACCTTCATTAAGCAATAGGATAAATAGTATCGATGAGCTTATCAAGAGTGACGGTAGAAGCAATGTGTCTCAGCTAAAGCTAGATATCCAGAGTGACCTCTCAGACTTTATCAACTCACTGATATCCTATAATATTTCTTTTATGAGGCCTAAGTCTTCTTTTATAGAGTCTAAGAAGTCAGGAGACGAGACGGTATATAATATTGTTAACTCCTTTGAGAATACTTTTGATAACAAGAAGAAAGAGATTATCGATGGCATCTCTCAGACACTATATGACAAAGACACCCGGAGCTTCAGAGAGCATGTAAAAGATAGACTAGGCAGTGGTAAGAATGCAGAGTTTGAAGTTACTTCTAGTGGTATCTCCTATGTAAAGAACAAGCAGAAGATAAAAGTCATCTCTTATACTGACGGTAAGATCTCTTTCACTGAGGCTTTCCATGACAACGACAGTAGAGATAAGATACTCACATACATCAAGAACTTTATAGGACTCAAGAACGTCACTGACCAGACTATCTACAATATGTATAACAACATGCACCATGAAGGTGCTAGGGTAGAGCTGAACAAACGTACTCCTGAGTATAACTTAGAGAACACTAATACCTTCCTGGCAGAGACCTTTATGAATATGTTCTGGTCTGCGTCTTCTAACCTTACCATGCTCGACAAGATAGAGACTATCAACAAGGGTATATTGCGTAAGCTAGACAATAAAGCTATTAATGAAGAGGAAGCAAAAAAGCAAGAAGCTAAGCAGATAAAAGAACTATCTGTACCTTTCAACCAAGAGATGAGTTCCTTTCGTAAGAAGATGAACATCACCGATAGCACTATAGATGGTTTTGAGAAAGTCTTTGCAGGTAACAACGTAGAGACTATTAAGAGTGATGTTAAGATTTATAAGCCTGTAGACTATTATAATGCCTTTGGTGTGATAGCAGCACTGGAAGTATATAATAAGGGTATAGACTCCGATCTCTTCTCCAATAGACCTGATGGTACTAAAGCCTGGGGATTTAAGATGAAGTCCTGGGTCTTTGATATGTTCGGGGATGGTTCTGCGTGGCTTACTGATAAGATCAATAATATGCCTAAAGAAATACTAGATAACTCTATCTGGAAGAATACTAAAGGCAAATGGACTAACTGGATAGCTGATCCTAAAGGTATCCGTATACGAAGCCTCACTATAGGTAATGGACTGCGTGTAGGTAATAGAGGTATTGTAAAGCCTGGTTCTAAAGATCTAGCTACTATAAACCTTGCTAATTTCATAGAAGGTATACGTAAGTCTACTGATAAGCTTCAGGATATCTTTCTTACTATGACTAATATAGCTGATAAAGAGCTAACATATATTACTAATACTGACTTCTCCTTTGGAAAGGGAAGAAGACTGATAAACATAGATAGAGACTCTAATGGTAATATCACCTCAGCTAATGTAGATGAGAAGATGATAAGCCATGGTATCGCTATAGAATTTGAGAGAGCTAACAGAGAGATGCAGATGTCCCAGGGTAAATTTGCCAGAGAGATACCTGCTAACAACCTTACCAAAGTATTTCCTAGAGAGCTATGGTCTGTTAAAGACTTAAAGAACTTTAATCCTAAAAGCCTAGAATCTTTCTCTAAGACTCTCACCGATGAGCAGGCTATAGACCTAATGCGTTCTGGACTACGTAAGAACAAAGATTACTTCTTAGATGGTAATACTGTTACACTCGGTAATTCTATACTGTTTAAGGTACCTGGATATGAAGCTATCTATAACCATGACAACTATCAGAAGTTCTCTAACAATGGAGAAAGGTTTGCCTTACTAAACAAGACTGAAAGAGATAAGCTGTTCTTTCCACTATATAGGGAATATGCAGGTAAGCTATCACAAATAGGATATCGTCAACAAAACGACGTAAAAACCCTTATAGAAGGTAAGATGGGTTACTTCTATACAGAGAAGATGGAAGAGCACATGGAAGAGATGTCTATTTCAGCAAATCGCTATGGTGTTTCCGAGACTCCTATCACAGTCACAACTACTACAGAGAATATAATATGGAATCCTGTCTACAAAGCTCACTTCTATGCATACCATATCGTTAACAATGCGGTAGGAGAGTTTGCCTTTGGTAATGTACAGAACCATAAAGATGCTGCTGATAAGGTTAAGAGATCAGGATCTAAAGCAACTGGTGGTAGTAAGCTTGTAGTAAATACTAAATATGGTCTCCCTGCTATGGGTAAGGAGATAATGGTTAGTACCATGTACAAAGAAGATGCAACGACCGGTGAATGGATAGAAAATGATGACGGTGGTGTGAATGGGTTTATGCTCTGGGAATCTTTTATGGAGAAAAGTGGTATAGATTATCAGTATGGTCCTATTGACAAGACAAGAGTCAAGACTCTGGATAATCGTATGGATTTTCAGTATGGTGATCAGTACCAGGAAAAAGAGTCTATGAATTTTTTCAGCTCTCAGACCTACGAACAGACACTTCCTGTACGTCAGATGCAAAAAGATCTATTAGATCATGTCACAAAGGTTATGAGAAAAGACTTTGAGAACTATGATATAGACCTCTATGCTAAATTCAAAGAACTTTATGAAGCTACAGGTCATGCTGGTAGCAGGGATGCACAGAAAGCATTTAGGAACCTAAGAGACTGGATCGTAGAAGAGAGTAACTTCTCTGAAGAGATAAAGGCTCGTACTCCAAGAGGATTTGCTGATGAGACTATAGAGAAGCAGACTGTCAACTATGTGAACATGTATGATCCTTACTCTTCTGAAGAGAAAGATCTCATAGCAAGAGATTTTGACAACTCTTCTCTGCGTATAGTGTTAAATCCATACCAAGAGACTAACAAGGTACAAAGACAGGCTCCTCCTTCACAGAATCTATCCTATATGGGCATAGGTGCTAGTAACCTAAACAGAGGTAAGAGGATAAGGATATTACAAGAAGAGCTTTATACTATGAGTAAGGCTAGGATAAATACTTTGATGGGTATAGAGGCTAACAAACCAGAAGCAGCCTTTAACGAACAGGATATAGAGAAGTTTGTTTCTTTCCTCAGAGAGAGAGGCTTACAGGCTATACGTCAGATGGGTCTTATCACAGGATACACTGACCTTATCAACAATGTTATCAACAACCCTGGCATTATACATTCTCCTGAAGTAGCACAGAAGTTAAAACAGGCTTATAGGAGTTTTGTAAACGACAATGCTATACGTACCTCTTTTAAAGGCTTACGTGTAAACCAGTCTTCTTCCTATGGTTATCAGCTTTATTATGAGAATGGGATTCCTTATACTCTACAAGAGATAGAACGGTTTACCAATAGCACTATAGAGTCAGTAGAAGACCTTATAGATCTCGGATATACTCCTGCAGACTTAAAAGATATGACTGCTGGCAATGAAGGTATTCAGAGAGGACAGACGGTAATGCCTTATCCTTACATGAGAGAGTTTGGTATAAAGAATGATGAAACTCTTAACGATGTCTTTACTATAGAAGCAGAAGCTAATGGAGAAGTGTTATCCTGGAATGTACGTAACCTAAACGATGATGAGTTTATAGACTTCTTACAGACTTTAGCTGAAGGTGGCTCTGTTATCAACAAAGAGAGTTCTCCTATATTTAGAAACAGTCCAGAAGATCCACTGTCTTACTTTAGAAACTTCAAAGAGTCTCTAAAAGTATATTCAGGTCGTGTACCTGCAGATAGGTTAGGCAGTGCTTCTATATTAGAGATCACAGCTTTTATCAATGACAATGGTAACACAGCTTATGTTCCTGTAGAGATGAACATCCGTAACAATGCTGACCAGGATATTGACCAGTTAACGGTATATATGAGAGAGTTTGCTGATGGTAAGTTAGCTATCGAAGGAGAGGGTGGTGCTCGTAACGCTATCCTTGATGAGATAGACAATGTATACCAGGACCCTGCTAATGCTAGTAAGATATTTATTAAGTCAGATGTAAAAGGCTTAAAGGAACTTGTAGATAAAAAGAAAAGAAAGTATGGAAGAGATAATGATTTTGCCTCTTACCTTGATAGTAGTCAAACTGCTAGTGAAGGTAACAAGGCTATAGGTATCTTGGCCATGTCTCTCTCAGGAGTCTCTTACCTGGCACAGCTAGGAAAGACCTTTATCAGAAATAATGCTCCGGGGTTAAGAAACCTCTCACTGTTTGACGAAGAGCAGTGGAGCACATCTCCATTTATCAATTTAGGTAATTGGATGCAGGTAGCCTTAGATAATGCCAAAGAGCTTGTATTAGGTAGGCTAGGTATCACTGCTGAAGCTGTTCCCGTGGTAGCTGTAATGACTGCTGACGGTAAGAGCAACCAGGAGATAGCTACATTCTTCGAACATCCTGTAGTAGAGAAGATCTATACACAAAGAAGTTTCCAGAACAGCTTAGAAGTTTTTGAGGCAGAACAGGTATATGAACTGGTAGCTGAAGAGATGGTCCTTAACGAGAGAAGTAAAAATACTGACAGCAACAAATCTTTACTTTCTAAGAGAGAAGCTTTAGAGACAAAACTTACTGAAGCTGAAAAGGTAGATGAGAACACTCCACCGGACATGAATCTTATAGAAGAGCTGTCCAGAGACATACGTGCTATAAAGAGTGAGCAGGAGAGAAGAGAAAACTATCAGGTCCTTACAGAGCTTAAAAAATACGTCTTCACAGCAGAAGCTTTACGTAGGATGACTCGCTTTGTAGCTTTACGCAATGGAGTACCAGTAATGGACTTTGACCTCTATAAGGCAGAGAACGAGCTTTCTAAGTATCTAGGGATGACTTACGAGGAGTTTATGCAAGGTGCTGAGTGGAATGCAGAGAGTCATATAGAGAACTTTAAGAAACTGGATAATAAATATTCCAGGCTTATATCTTCACAATTTGATGAAGCTAACAATGAAGCAGAGAAATTATTGGACTATGAGCTAGAAATAGCCAAGGCTATTAACATCTCTGAATTTGTAAGACGCACACACTTTAAAGATTATTATAATGAGATCAACAACCAGAGAGAGGTGGCTTCTAAGACTTTCCTGGAAGACAACAAAGTGATCTGGGATTATTTTGCTCCTAACTATTTGAAAGGACAACTTAACAATGTCTTTAACTATGCAAAGCAGTTTTATACTTTTAAGTCTGGTATGCAGCAGTTGTTCCTGGATAAGTTTTTTAAGAGATCATTTACTGGAAGGAAGTTTAACATCGCAGTACCTCTTCAGGATATTGATGGTAACTATTTTTCTCCTGAGTCTAACTACGAGACGGTAGCACTAGATAATGTAGAAGGAAGGACACTCTTTGTAAGGCAGTTCCCACAGTTTCATGACCTTATCAGGAGTATGTCTACTATGAACTTCGGTGATGCTTCCAGAGCTATACAGGCTATAGGGATAGACTATACCAATGAGTTTCATGATGCTATCAAGAATAATAAGTTTATCGCTAACCTTGTTCTGCAAGGACAAGAGGGGAAAGAATATATCAGGCTAGCAGATGCCTTTAACCTCAGCGAGCAGCAGCTATCAGATCTAGCTATAGAATTCGACAGGTTACCTAAATACCTAAAAGAGCTATACAGGGTCAACCAGCTTATCAATACAGGCTTTAACTACCGTAAAGGAAGTATCAATGAAATCATGGGTACAGAACACTACTATGGTGAAGATGGCTTAGCTATGAGTCTTGAGATGACTAAGGCAGAGATGGAGTGGATGCCTAAGAATATGAATAGGCTTACCGACCTTGTAGAGAGGTTTACCAAGTGGGTACAGCATAAAGAGGGTATGAGCAGTTTCCTCACCCGTAAGGCTAGAGACCTAGGTATCTTCCCTGAGACTATTATGAAGCGTAAAGACTTTAAGAGGTTTACTGCTAACTTCACTGCCAGGATAAAAAATGATCAGGATCTCTTCGGTAATGCTTTTGAGAAGTACGACTATGAATATCTAATCGGTGAGAGAGGTGGCTTTGATACTGTCAAGGATATGACTTCTACTATGGAGATAGTAAAGATGAGTCCTGAGAAGCTAGATCTTCTATTAGACAACCAGCAGGTACCATTATCATATGTCAGAGGACACAGCTACGCTAATATGAACGTAGACCGTCTGGAAGGGTTATATACCACTGAGGAGGGAACGTTGATCAGAGCCCTCAGAATACAGCCAACGAACGTTGTTTGGGTGAAAGCTGATCTCTCAGAAGAACAGATCGAGCAAGCTAAGGAAAACTATCAGATTAAGATAGCTAAACAGCAGGAAGAGAAGAATCAAAAAGCACAGTATAAAATTAAGAAAGGAGACAGTGAGTTTATAGCTACTGTAGAAGGTGAACTAGTAAGAGAGATAGAAGGATCCGAAGAAGCACAGAAGTTTGTCAACAAGTCTATGAGTGCTTTAAGCAAGTATGTAGGCAAAGAAGGGTCTATGACTCGCTATACTATGATAGACTTTAAAAAGCATAGTCTAGGTAGACTGTCAACTAAGGCAGCACAACGGTGGATGGATGCTTTAAAGGAAAAAGTAACAGGAGTACCTATTACAGAAGGTACTACTGAGTCTTTAAAAGGAGCCTCTGGAATGTTTGACGGTGATGGTATACATATGAATGTAGAGAAGTTCTCTTTTACTATGCCTGTCCATGAGTTTCAGCATTTCAGGAATGGGATAATGATAATGAATGATCCTGCTACCTGGAATACTATTAAGAACACTATCATAGACTCTGCTAACAATGGAGATAAGCTGATAGAACCTATCCGTGACCATGTAGTAAGAAAGCTTAAAGAACACAATAGACCTACTACCGATGGTGATGTAACTCATGAGGTACTGGCCATCCTTTCACAGATAATCAACAGGAATACAGCTATGAAGGTGATGCTTAAAGAGAGTATCAGAGACTTTTTTACTGATAATACCTCTTTAGATGCTTTACTGAATATAGCAACCTCTATCAACACACTTGTTAACAATTCACTTCATGATCTATTCTTTCCTTTTAGGAAGAAGCTAGATAAGATATTCACTGAAGGTAAGGTCTCAGACTTCCTCCTCGAGACTGGTAGGCAAACGTACGGTACTGATCCAGTAAACTATGACATATGGCAGCTAGATGACGCTTACAGGTCCCTAGAAGAAGGTAATAAGTTCTACCTACAAGAAGGAGTAAATACCACTAAGGACTTTGCAGCTATAGTGAATCCTTATTCAGAGTATGGACATACTATGGGTGAGCTTAACACAGAAGAATTTGTAAGAACGACACTTCATAAGATGAAGAGCTATACCGATGATGCAGGTAACTATGTCTTCCATAGCTTAGATAAGACTTTTGCCTATCCTAATACGATGACTGATGAACAGCTAGAGGCTGCTATAGAAAAAGATATTGTTCCTCATATTAACTCTTTCGAGGTATCCTATAAGAACAATGTACAGAACTTTATTAACCTAGTGATAGACCAGAAGGAAACTATCTATGATGCAGCTAAAAAGGCCTTTGGTAATGTATATAGCGAGAAAGCTGTAACAGATATGGCTTTCTATCTTGGCCTGGGTGATAAGATTGAAACTGTAATGAAGTATAGTGACCTTAAAAACAGCGATATTAAGGCTGTCAGGGCATTATACAATAGCGCCTTTGAAGGCTTTGATCCACTGATTACCATTCACGGTATCGAAGACGATGGTACTGTAGATCTCTCTATCCTTGATGTTACTACCTTCTCCTTACAAGACAAAGTTCCTTTTGCACCGGCAAATAGGAATAGACTGTTAGGTACTATGATGACAGATAATAAGTTTATAGAAGCTGGTGGTACTTGGAGTAACTCAGCATACGATATCAGAAGAGCTATCCTCTCTATGTCTATAATGAACATGATGAAGGCTAGTGGTGGTAAGGTTAAGTTCAGAGGCATGGGAGTGCTAGAAATACAACCTAGCAATGTTAAGTCTTATATGATGTTAGACATCCAGGATATGTTTAGCAATATGAATGTACTGTCTCAGCAAGATGAATGGTTAAATAACCTAGTTAATGATGATGTTAAAGATATATTCACAGACAAGAAAATCTCTGATAGTACAAAATACGAACAGTCTTTCGTAAGAAGGTTCCAGATGTATCTAAAGAAAGTTATGGATGATGAAGGATATCGCAAGTATGGATATGGATATGTCAATAGAGCAGAAAGCCTCTCAACGCTATTTATGGATAGGAATACTACTGTTCATGATCAGGTAAAAGCATTAAGAGCACTGCAGAAAGATTTACGGGGCAGGAATAGAGATAAAAAAGAAAAAGATCATGAAGATCTTCTTGTCTCTATGAGTATCTTAGAACTTGAAAGCTATGGAGCTGTTTTCTTTAAAAACTCTATCAAGGATATGAATAAGTTCGAAAAGAATCTTGTACCTATCCACAATGTAAGAGATGATCTTTTACAGATGCTAGTATCTAAAGGTAGACTTGTTAATTCTATAGTCGTAGATCGTTACATGAAGATACATAATCAGATATATGATAAAGCACAGAAAGTAGCCAAAAATTATATTGCTTTACATCCACAGGTAGCTGCTGAAACACTAATTAAAGATGAAGGTAGTGTTTATTATAAGCATTTATTTAAGCACACTACCCTTACCCTTGAGAAAGACCAGAAGGTAGGTCTTAAAACCTATAAGAAAGGGGAGACTGTACCTATAATGCTTCCTATATTAGACTTTAATAATCCTAAGCATAATGAAGATGACAAAGCACTGATGGAGGTAGTATGGAAGACATTCCGTCAGAGGACTATCGATAACTGGTATCATAGTAGAACAAGTGATATAAAAGGTAAAGATGTTTTCGGTAATTCAAAGATCAGTAAGGCAGAGGTTGCTAAAGAGTTTGATGAATCTGTAGAAAAGGGAACTATGGTTATTATCTCTAAAGGACTAAATGAAACATTGTTATCAGGGAACTTCAAAGCTGCCTGGGATAGGATGGGTCAAAGGTTTGTTAACTATGATGAGTTTATCGATGACAACTTAAATGATAAAAGTCGTATGGCTTTCACTAGCGGTATGAATACTATCAGTAATGTTTTTGCTTCACAGATGAATAGTAAGGATAAGCTTTATGAACAAGCAGGACTATTATATACTAAGAATGGCTTAACGGTAGCAGACTTATCTAAAAATATGCTAGCAAGTACGAACCTAGAGAAGATAATTAACTATTACACATTGGAAGGGATCCGCACAGAAGAATATGAAAATAGATATATGCCTGCTTTTAATGATGTAGATGCTGTCTATGGATACTTTGAATCTACTAAGAACTCTAAAGACTTCATGGTAAACAACAGAAGATTTGCTGAAATGTTTAGCAATAGGTTAGCTATGAAAAAGAATGAAGATACTTCTGTTAAGATCACTCTTCCCGGTGGGGTAACAGTAGATGTTAAAACATTTGCTAGAGCTACTCTTAGTGCATTCAGTATGATCTCTCTAGGATACAAGTGGACTATAGGTGCTAAGTCAGGTATATGGAATGAAATGAGTGAACAGATAAATGCTTTAGCTGCCTCTATTGCAAATATAGGATTAGATGAATCACAAAAAATCTATCTGCCTACTACAGGAGATGTTAATAAAGCAAGATATGAAGTAGCTACTAACTTCAAAAAAGCTAGAAGACTCGGTGCTATGTTCCAGTTAGTAAATCGTACAGAAAGAGACCTTATAGATAGTCCATGGCTTAATGTAGCTAACAAAGGGAATATTCTTAATGATCAGTGGGCTCATATCACTAACTGGGCTTCTGATGCAGAAGCTAGATTAGTAGGTATGGCAGGATGGATGATTCATGAGGGTAGTTGGGATGCTTATTCTCTTAATGAAAAAGGAGACATACAGTATGATATCAAAAAAGACGAAAGATATTATAATGAAGATGGTACCCAGACTAAAGAGCAAGAGGTACTAGTAGAAGGTCCAAACGGTCTTAAAAATAGGTTAAAGGATCAGGGTCTTATGGAAGAAGATGCTACCAAAGTAGATCGAGGACATGATCATACCCTAGCTTCAGAACAATTAAAATGGTATGGAGATAAATTTATTATAGGTAGTATGGACAATACTGCTAAGTGGTTATTAGGTAATGACTATCTAGGTGCTGCTGCTTCTCAGTTTAGAGTATTCTCAGCAGATAAAATATGGAATGCAGGTCTTTTTGCATCTCCAAGAAAAACTTCTTTTGGAGCAGGCTTTAAAGCAATACAGTTAGAAAATGGTGAGTGGGTTACTCAGAGAGATTGGATAGAGATAGAAGGTGCATGGCAGAGCTTCGTAGGTGCTGTACAGGGAATAGCCAATATGAGGAATGAAGGCTTAGACTCCTGGTGGAAAAATCAGACTCCTATGAGAAGACTTAATTTAGCACGTACTGTTATTAAGACTGCTGTATTTTCTCTCTTAATTGCTCTTAGTGGAGCTGTGGTAGGAAAAGATAATGACAAAAAGCTTATCAAGTTAAACTGGATGTACAAAGATCTTAATATGATGATGATTTCTTATGACTGGTTCTTAAATCCTTTCCCTGTAACTTCTATTTTACTAGATATTGTTGATGCTACTTTTGGTCCTAAGAAGGTAAAAGACATTCTAAAATACAGAACAGCTATAGGATCTATTAGTGACCCATTCCCTAGTTTAGGAATCAGAGATGTTAAAGAATCAGATTATTAGTTGACAAAGAATAAATGATATATTAAATTTGTATAAATTACACTATTATGATTACTGACTTAAATTTTCGAATATTTGCTGATCCTGATCAAGATTGTACTTATATCTTTATAGAGGATCTTACCATTTATCCCTATGAGACATTAGAAAGGTCAGATCTAGGTGTGGCATTGTTCTATACCTCCGATCTCTACACTTCTATAGATGGGTATGATATATACAATAATACGGACTGGTCAATCCCTTCTACCAACAAGACACTTATCACTATCAAAGCTTTTGTTACAGATATATGGAGTGGTACTGCTACCTATAATTCAAGTACAGAGTATAAGATAGTGTGGCATGATGGATACTTCTACTATCAGAGTGCTGCTATCCCTTCTGGGGAGCCTGGTGCCTTTGGTACTACTGGATGGGGGTTGATTGCTATAGGAGAGACAAATCCTTTAGACGGTACTTTTACTACAGGCTTAGACATCTATGATCTCTTTGTATACTCTATAGTAACAGAAGATCAAGATTATACCTGGTCAGAGATAAACGTAGAGACTAACTGTCCTGCCTATTCAATAACTAAGACAGCATGTCATAAACATACTATTACAGATAACAGTGGAGCAACGATTACGGTAGGAGAGGTAAAGCTATATCGATATGATGGAACATTACTTGACGATGAGCTAGTGTTCAGTGGAGGAGAGATAAATATTGACCTAGAAGATTATACTGATGGTGATGATGGAGTCTATTATGTAGAAATCTGGGGTCAGGAGAGTACTGACACTTCCGATGAGCTAAAAGCACAACTTCTCATCTATGATCTTTGTGATGCAGAGACCTGCTACAAGAATCTCTTTAAATATGTCATCTGTAAGTGTAATGATCCTTGTGATGAAGACTGTGAGGATACTTACAATATAGCTCAGAGAAGATATGATATGAATCTCATCTGGGGGATGTATAAGCAGATTGAAGAATATATCACTGTAGACAAGTTTCAGTATATGGGTATGGGCTCTATCGATGAAACAAGAGAGAACTATGTGGCTCAGGTAGGTCGTATGGTAGACAAGCTAAAAGTAATTACTAACCGTTGTGGTCTTTGCAATTCAGCAGAGAGTAATGACATAACCTGCTAGGATATGGGATATAAACCACCATCACCACAATTAGCTAACCCAATTGTGATGTATAAGATAGATTGCTGTGGTTACATACAGGTTAAAGACAGAGATGAGAAAAGAATAGCTTTCTGGAATCTTATCTTTGATGAAGCTAATGCAGTCTTTGACGACTTAGTTACTAGCGAGGTCTTTGGTAATAAAGATAAATGTAAGGCTCAACAGTTGATGGACCTACATCACTTACTACTCTTTCTTGAGATGATACAAGTAGAGAGGGAGTTTGACGCTGAGATAAGTGTTACCGGATTAGATAAAGGAACACAATATTATATAGATGCCTATTGTACTGTAGACATACAAAACAAATTCTACTGCAAGGGGTATAGTGTAGCTACGATACTCAAAATATTTGAACTGTTTGACCTATACTATGTAGAGCAAGATCAAGATGGAATAGGATACATGCAGATATCAGGTACTACAGATCCTATCAACAGAGTATTTTAATTTTAAACAATACTATTATGTCTAAACGTTCAAGAAATTATTTTTTCCAATCTAATCCTACTTCTTCAGGAAAGAGATTACGTCAATATAACAAACCCGATGAGATGCTATATAGAAATCTATTAGATTCTATGCCTTTCTTCGATGAGGTAGGTGACACTGCCGGAGAAGGAGCTCAAGGGTTGGTAAAGCTAGCTACCAATGCTAATGCTATAGCAAGGACCAGTGCTAGTGCTACCTCTATGCAGACGGTAGTAAGACCTCACCAACTACCTTTTATGGTAGGTGCTGATGGTACAGTGGCAGGTACTATAGATACTGCGGTGGAGAAGGGTGGGTTAAAGCTGACTCCTAAAGATAATGCAGGGAGTACAGGTATGGACTTTCAGATAGAGATGGATCCTAGCAACCTATCTACAGTAACATTTGTTCCTGCTACTGATAAAGTGCTAATTAATGATGCTACTGATAATACTCCTAAACTTGCTGATATTTCAGCTTTCTTAATAGGTGCCGTACTATGGGAAAGAGCAGCAGGTATATTAAGTCCTGTAAATGCAGGAGATGATCTAGATTTAGACTATGGTGATATCCATGCAGGAGACTTTGTATTTGATAACAATAGTGCAAGAAGTATGGTTGTAGAAATTACTACTGATGGTGATGGTAAAGATTTAACTATTGCTGCAGGAGCTTCTAGCTATGTAGCAGCAAACTCTGATGGTGGTAATCTTCTTTTATATTCTGGAAAGGGTGCCGGAGAAGGCGTTGCAGGAGACATCTATATTACTGCTACTGAAGCAGGTGGAGATGTGATGCTTGGATGGGGTGGTGCTGCTGCCTTTGGAACGATAGGAATAGGATGTGCTGCAATAGCAAGTATGGCAGCTAAGATAGGTGGTGATGCTGAGTTGACAGGAACGTTACAGATAGATACTCCTTCTACTGATGCAATAATTACTTTGATAGGATTAGATGCTAGTAACCAGATACAAAGTAATACGGTACCTGTCTTTCAGACTAAGTTGTTTGGTACAGGTGTTAAAGGAGATATCTTATATCATGATGGTACAGAATGGAAGAGACTAGCTGCTGCTGGTGCTGCTCATTTTCTTAAATTTGATTTTGGAGTTAGTGATGTTCCAGTATGGGCTGCTGTCTCTGGTGCTGCTGGTGATGAACTTGTAGCAGTAGATGCAGTTGCAGCTCCTGGTTACCTTTATAGTGGAGGTTCAGGAGTATTACGACCTACAATACAAGGAGGGATAGAATTTACTGATGCAGGGAATTATATCTCTTTAGCAATGGATATTTCAAATTTGGATACACCTAGCATTAGTCCTGATGATATTAATTCTAGATCTTATATGGCTATCACTGATATTAATCAATCGGATAGGACTGTAAAAATTCCTATGGCTTATGTAAATAGTGGAAAAGATTCTAATTGGGCTTATCTTGTCCCGGGAACAGACTATACAGAAACTCCAAGTTCTACTTCTAGGATAGCTACTATTGACTTGACAAATTACTATGCAAAAGGTATGTCTGTAAGGTTTAAACTAGATAGTGATACCAGTTATCGTTATGCGGTAATAGATGATATAACAGCTACCTATATAGACATCAAAGGAGATCCTCTGGTAGTAGCTGCTGACGAGCTAGAAGGACTTTGGATAGGTGGTTATGATAGGGTATGTACTGAATCTATTTTGTTTGGTCCTATAGCTAATTATAATGCAAATACTATTACTACGGTATTAGATACATTCAGTATTCGTACAGGAGGATTCCAATGGTTAAAGCCAGATGCTAAACTAGTATATTTCTCTGTTATCAATAAATCTGATGACGGTACTGTAGATCCTATTGTCAACCTACGTATTGGTGCTACTGTTACAGATTATATTTCTACCTCTAATACCAATAAGGGACTGTTAGTTACTACAACTCTTAATGAAACAGGTATAGATATAATAACTACAAAAAACACTGCAGCATACGGAGATTTGATAGAGGTAAAGGTAGATAAGAATGGAGGTACTGGTGATGCTGATGACATTCAGATTATGGCTACCTTTGTATATATGAGCAATGAAATATCAGCACCATAAACTTAAAAACATAATATAATGGAAGAAAAAGAACAAAAGAACAAAAGTATCCTTGACAAGTTAAAAGGAAAGAAAGAAGGTAATCCTATTCTTAAATTAAAACCGGACTTTAAAGATCCTGAGAACATGTTTATCGTTACTAACAAGAAAGGTCAAGAGGTGTTATCTGTCCTAGGAGATATAGTATTAAAGAATACAGGTAATAACTCTTTGAAGTCAGTCAGTGAATTGTATTTTTCTACTATAGCGGTAGACTTAGATAAGCTGTCTAAAGAAGAGCTGATAAAACTCTTTAAGAAGCTTAGTGGCTTAGAATAGTAATTTATCTTTTATCGTAGTATTGGGTTTTACCCTCTTTGGCTTTGCTGAGGAGGGTTTTTTCTTTACCACATAGCACTTACCTATCTCTATAAAGGGTATTATCCACTGCCAGTTGTCGTTTAGCCTATACTTATGGATGAGGTCAGTGATGGTAGACTTACAATATACTGTTACTTCTTTGTGCTTTCTATCTCTACAGTGATCATTATAGAGTTCTGATACATCATCTAAGGATGCTTTTATGGCATTACTAGGTATTTTATTAACTGTTCTGTCTATGTATGGCATATATGGTCTTATTTAAAGGTTAATAGAAGCCTGACGAGACTTTCGTTTATTCTATGAGTAAACTACTGAAAAAGGACTATCGTGTCTCTCAGGCCTCAGTTTTAACCTACACATCTAAATTAATTAAACAACATAACAAATTACTTTTCCGGAGGAGTTTCCTCTTCTTTTTTTTCACCATCAAAATCCATCTCTGTCTGATTAGACTTTCTCTCCCAAATATATTTCCAGGCTTCTGTCCGGAGTCCTTCCAGGTTCTTATCGATGACTTCTTCTTCTGAGGACATCTCTTCTGACTCTTTGGAGACATAGGGAGTATTCAGGTTACAAGGTATGTTATTCATAGTACTAATCATACCACTGATCTGTATCTGATTCTTTTTGTTAGCAGAGATACCTTTGATAGTAGACTCCATATCTTCTTCTTTGAATCCAAAGATAGCCAGGTAATCAAGCTTAAAGGCCTTTAGTTTAGCATAGAAGTCAGGATGAGGCTTTAGCTCTTTGATCTTCTTATCGTAGGTTCTCTTTGCATCATCGGTACTGGTATGGTACACAATTGATACGTCATCGTTCAGTATCTTAACTGAATCCATTTTAAAATCTTCAATGTTCATAGTTATTATTATTTATAAATAAGATATTAATAGTGAATAAGCTGCATTAATCTGCTTGAACATAGCTTCAGCTTGCTTGATGTTTCCTGGGTTCTTGTCAGGATGCCATTGCATAGCAAGCTTGTGGTATGCTTTTTTAACTTCCTCTTTGGTAGTATTCCTTCGTACACCGAGGATTTCATAAGGATCTTTCTCGTTAAGGATTCTAGTAGCTTCATCTGGTGATACTCTCTTGTAGAAATTTCTTCTCCACTGGCTAGCACCACCGTATCCTTCTCTTTCCGGATCATAGCGTTTATAATTATCTGTAAAGGCATTCATAGCTAAGCAGTGACAAGTCCAGCTTTATACTTTAGCTGTGACATAGTACATTCCATCTGTTCTACATCATTTCTAGGATTTAGATATACAGGTTGGAAGAGACTACCACCATTAGGGTAAGCATAGAGATACCTTACCTCAATGACTGATCCTTCTTTTGGTATTTCCTGATTAGGATAGATAGTAACATTACCAACAAATATCCTATTTCCTTTGTCGAACATCCACATCATAACAGACCTTTTCTCTTCATGCTTCTTACCTACTATCACTGAGCAGGTAGCTGTGAACTTAAACTTTAGCTGATCTCCACCACTATTAGGTCTGCCAGGGCTATATAGAGAATGTTTAAGTTTGAATACCATGCCTTCTGCATTTCTCTCTTTAAGTTCATTATACAGGTTATGCTTCTCTAGTGTCGTGATAGCAGTCTTGGTAAGCATGATATTACTACCTCCTAGCTTGTCAGTATGTGTTTTAAGGAATTCATACCTACTGATGTAAGGAACAGTATGAGAGATATAAGGATGGTTGATGATATCCCAGGCTTTGAACACATCACCTACTAGCTCACCACAGAGAGTAAAATCTACTTTAAAGATATCTACTATAGGATTTACTATATCAGTCGGTACAGAGATCGCTAGACCTTTTTTATTGGCAGCTATGACTTTACCATCTCTATAGATAAGTCCTGCATTCCTACCATCTTCTTTCTCTTGTATGAGCCAGTCATCATTATCCAGGAGGTGTCTCATAGTAGGTTCGTCAATCTCATTAAGTAGCTGAGGTTGGTATCCTGTCTGGTTAGGATCTACCGGTGATGAATAGATAGTACCTGACTCTCCTTCACTATATCCTTTACCTTTCTTATCTCTTATGATTTTCTGATAAAGCTTCTCGGCTTTTACGGGGTCTAGGTTTTCACATTTCGTTAGCTGCGTTAGAGCAGATCCTCTTCTACCATACTGAACGGTAACTGTTCCATTATCTATCTGTACATGGTATTCCTTATCGGATCCACCAGAACTAAAATATAAACTTGTTTTCATAGTATTGGTTTTAATATGCTGATTTGATTTCTATTTCATGAGGTTGTTCATTGATAGGTAATCCTATCTCTTGAAGATGCTTACATTTACGGTATCTCTTCCAGCCTGGACAGCTGCATGCCCAGTGTCTTTTCTGTTTGTTCTGAGCTACTATATAAACTCTGTCTGAGGTTTCTGATTTTACTTCAAATCTTTTTTCCCACTGACTGTTGTCAGGAAGCATTAGACTGTCATCAATAAATATTACTGGTTTTGTTTCTGTATCCATAGTTGTATTATGTTATCTTTTAATATTAAGTGTTGTGATTGTTCGGTAAACTTATTGTAGATACGTAAGAGGAAAGGACTCATATCTGTCTCCCACTTCATCAAAAGGTGAAAGATAGTACAATACCTATCTGTATCTATCATATCATTAGAGTTTTTTGTTTTAGGTATTGCGTCTATGTCTATTCCTACACTACTAAATAGATCCATCTTTTACCAATGGTATTAATCGTTTAAGGTTAGGTTTCTGATGTACTATTGTAAATTCTTCTAATCCTTTAATAAGAGAAAGAATTTTTTCTTTGGAAGGTTCTGGTAAGTTACTACCACCACTGTCTGCTCCAATATTTACCTGTTTTGGATTACAACGTTTAATCATCTTAATAAAATGCTCTAAATGAAATTCCATTATAGGTTCGATAGTAACATAAGTATCAACAAATAAACTTATCTCTTGCATTGCTATACTACGTTGCATTGGTTCAGGTGAGGCTTTCATTATTTCAGGATAATAAGAGTCACTTTCTAATGTGGTACAGATAACTGATTTTTCAAATATTGGAATATGTTTCCATTGTAGAATTCTTTCTGGATTTTTCGTCTGAAATAGATATTTATTATCATACTGATAACAATGGTATAATGTCTTTAAAATCCATTTTTTAGGTATATCATTTGCAAATAAATCACAACTACTTCCAACAAATATAAAATTACCATTACCTAAATCTGTTTTTAGTTCTTTTTCATCAAATCTAACTGATTTTTGATTTTTCCATCGTTTCATATAACAGTAGCTACAATCATGTGGACATTTACCCTTTACTGTGTTCCATGTATGCGTTATAAAGTCATACATATTACCTTTTTGTTTATTGAGTGACATAATAATTAGTTTAAAGTTAAATTAATTTCTTACTCCTCTACATCCCTTTAAGAGAGAAGTAACCTATGTAGAATCCCCAACCCCTACAAAAGCAGAGGTTGAAAATAATATCCTCAGAATCCCTTCTGTCGATTGCAACTAGCGTCATCCCCTTTTGATGCTTTATGTAAGGCTATACTTCTCGATATAGTGCATCCAGTGTACCCCAAGCTTATATCTCCTCTATCAACGTGGCTATGCATCTTCATTTTAGCATAGCTCATAAGCCTCAAACCACTGACCTTTTCATCTGGTCGTACATGGTTAACGTGATCATTATGGTATTTGAATTGCTATCACCACTAACAAAAATAGCCCTCTTATTATGGAGGACTATAATGTATTAGCGTAATATGAAAATTGAAAAGTTGTGGTGTTGGAAGTTCCCTATGTGAAATATGCCTAGTACACCACATTAAAGAACTTTTTGTTTTAGGGAAACTTCCCCACAAATATTTTTGTATTGATGTAATAGACATGCACAAAGATAAGTAAATATCCTTCCAAAAGTCAAGTTAAAAGATTATTTAACTCCGTGTAAGGCTCTTCTACTTACTATTTCCTTTTGGTTATTATCAGTAAACTTAACGAGCACACTAGCTTTCTTACCTACTGCAAGGATAATACACTCTCTACCTTTTAGTGTTTTTCTCTTAGGATTATTACCCCATCTGAAGATATAAGTTTTACACACTATTATTCTTTTTTTATTAATCCTATTTCTTCTCCTTCTTTTAAGATCATTTCATTAATTGATATCATCAAAGTCTCATTAGTCATTACATTATTAAGGATCTTCTGAGCTTCATCATCGCTACAGGTAAACTTATTCATTACATCTTCAATACTCCATAGATTACCTGTATAAAAACCATTTTCTTTTAAAGTAAATTTTGCTGTCTCATTTGCTTTTCGGTTACTCATTTCTTTTTCTCCCTATCATATTCATAACCTCCTTTAATCTCTCTGTAAAAGAACTTTCCTGTAGACTTTGCCTTTACCATTGCCTCCCATACCTCTTTAGGTACATCATAGTAAAGATATTTACCACTACCCTTAAAGATAATGTATAAGGTCTTAGTCTCTTCATCATAGCCTATCTCTTGGATAGTGCTACTGTTCGTTATTTGTTTTGTTTTCATAGTTATAAATTTACTTGTGTTCCTATTGCCATTAATGCTGTGCCTATTATAACTCCCCACATGAAGCTATGCCAGTGAAAATAGTATTTATTATTATCAAAAATCTTTATGATATAGTCTGTAGTATCTTCAATATCATAGTTAACTAGCTTAAAAGATCTTAATTCTACTTGTATCCTAGTCCTAAATCTCGTTTTCCTACTCATAATATTACTCCATGTGTTTGTTCAAAGCGTTTAATGTCTTGTTGAATTGTTCTGTATACTTCTTTCTGGTGAGGTTTCATTGGGATGACGCATACACTGGCAATATCATGCTCCTGGCGTAATACTCTCTTAGCCATCTTCATATCATCTCCGGTATGTTCATCTTCTGAGTATATAGTAAAATGTCCACCGTTGACTGCAAAGCCGTCTAGCGAAGCGATCACTATCTTATTTGGTATAAGGATAGGTATCAATGTCATTTCTGTTCTCTGTATTTAAAATAAGTTACTATCATAGGATCTACTTCTTGGAAGTCTGCTGTATTGGTACCAGAGTTAATATGATTGTTAATAATAACCTTCATTCTAGCATTAACAAAGGTCTGTAGTACACTAGGATCAACGATCTCTCTTCTAAGCTTATGATCATAGTAAAACCTTACATAATCCTTCTGCCAGTCAATAGCATAGGTATGGAAGTTCTCATTAGGTCTACCACATCTTATCCAGTGGGACTTAGCTTTTATACTTGTCTTCTCCTGATCCGGATTCTTAAAGTGCATATTAGTATTTACATCCCAGAAGGGTATCCAGTTCCAGTATGATCCTCTCTTGTTACTATAGCCTTCCATGATGTCTATTTCAGGAGGCCAGGAGTCTGCACCGGTAAGCCAGATAGCAGGCCACATATTATCACCGGTAGGTAGGATACATTCTACTTCAAAGTATCCATAGGTAAAGGTGTTAAAAGACTGTATCCATCCAACCCCTACAGGGCTATCTCCACGGTAGTATACACCATGCTTTTCACTCCATAGATCAAAATGTTTAAGATTCTCTCTAGCATGTAGGTATATCCAGTCTTCTTTTAAGAGGACACAAGACTTATCATGCCAGCAGTATGCTTTTTGTGGATGTATGATATCCCATCCTATGTCTCCACAGTTCCAATTATATCCCTGCCAAGGAAATTGTGATTTATTCATTTCTTTGCTATTTTTTTACAAGGTTGATCTTTAATTTCTAGATCTAGATATTCAAGTAGTAGTTCAAAGTGATGTTTTGACTTTTCCAGTTCTACAATCTTATCACGCAATATCTGATCACTTTCTAGTAATCTTTCTACTTGTTGTTCTAATAGAATTTCTTTGTTTATACGAGACTTTAGTCTACTTTTTAAATCATAGATATCAGAACCATTTTTTTTAGCTTCCTTATTTTCACTAAATTCAAGATCATGAATCCTTTTACCATGTTCATCGATTCGATTACTGAGCTTCTTATTAAACTCATCAGTTTTTCCTAACCAGGCAACAATATCTTTTATTTTCATTTGTATTTTTCTTTATAAATTATTATTAATTTTCCTTGAAGTAATTTAAGCTTATTCCAGTCTACTATGATGCCTTCTTTAGCCATCTTCTCAGCATACCTTTTACGACTGTCTTCACTACCTTGATCCCAAAGATGATGTTCATCCCATGTTAACAGTACTATGTTTTCTAGGTTAAACCTAAAGTGAGGGAACTTGTTAATAGCTTTCTCTAACACATGAGCAAAACACTTACAGGTCTCTTTATCATATGCATTGATTTCAAGCCCTGAGACAAACGATAACCCCTTTTGGGTACTCCATACCTTTTTATACATGATCGTCTCACTATCATACCCATATGACGTATCATAATCGAACTTAGCGTTGAATCGTTTCTTAGGAATAGGCTTAGAATAGTTTTTAGGTTTAGATAGGTCTGTACGAAGATATTGATGAAACCGACAGAATGGTTCACCTGTACTCTTATCTTTCCCAAATGAAGGGTTATTACATCCTATTACACTACAGGTCTTCATTTGTCTTTATTTTTAATTACATTCCATATATCTTTTGGTAAATCTATTAATTTATAAATATCTGCCATTTCAGTATGCTGAGAATATTTAAACCATCTCATTAAATCTATCATATCATTGTATGTCAAAAATACAACAGCCGACTTTTTCCCATCTTCTATCTCCATTTGGAATAATCCATCTAATTCCGAATAGATAGAAAAATTAACTCCGTCTTTATCTGTTTTGTTATAATTCATAATTTTTGATTATCTCTATACTCTTTCCAAGTATCATTCTTACATTCTAAATAGTATTGGATTTCGTATTCATTCATCTTTTGGCTTTTCATAAAATGTATATTGAGGATCAGGTCTTTTGTTTATCTTATACCTTTCTACTAGTTCATTAGCTAACTCTTCAGCAGGTACATCTTTAAAAACTAACCATCCATCATTAACCTTATCCTTGTTAAACAGTTTTTCAAAGCTATATAGAGAATATCTTTTAGTCTTTGGATGCTCTAACATCTGATCTTCAAAGTTATTATTATCTCTATGGCAGGGTAACTCGATATCTTTAGTAAATTCTTTTGGTAGATAGTATATGTATATCATTGTTTATCCTTTCTTCTTACAAATAATTACATCTAAATGCTTTCTGCATTCAAATGGTGGGTTACTTCTTTTGACTTTAATTATATCAAAGTTTTTAAGTAATTCCTTCCATTGTGGATGTGTCCTATATTTTCTGTTTAACTCTTTTGGCACTGTCAAAAAATCAAATCTTGTACCAATTACCAACATGCTTTCAGAGTGCATCATTGATTCAATATTACTCAACGCTTTTACAAGGTCTTTGTCTTTTTTGATGTGATGTAATACTCCTATTGCATTAATAACATCATACTTTTTCCCTGTTGTAATGTCTTGAATAAAACCCCTATATTTTTTTATATTGTATTCGTTTAATCCTGGTTCTATTGCTTCTACTTTTGCTTTGTAGGAGTTTTGATAAAATTTTACCCAATGTCCATATCCAGCACCAATATCTAACATAGTTTCGCATTTACTTATGCTTTCTGCTATACTTTTTTCAATAAAATTGTAATGATAATTGATAGATTTATCATCCCAATAAATTGATACAGTTTCTTTATCTGACTTGTAATTTAGTTTTTTCCATATTACTTTCATTTGTTTCCTTTCTCTCTTAATTAATAGGTGGGTTAATAGGTTTCCATTTTACAAATAAATCCCTGTCGTTATCTGTTAGTTTATCAAAATAATCCGAATCTTTCCATACTTCGAAAAATTTATCAAAGTCTTCGGTGATAAAAGGCAGATCTTTTGGAGTTGGTAATTGTGTTTTAAAATGAATCCATTCATCGCTTACTGGTTGGTTAGATAATTTATCATGTAAGAACACAACGTAAGAATCACAATAACACTCATCATCTTCTATCTCTTGGATAAAAGGACTTCTGTTATATTTTTCTTGAAATTCAAATGAGAGTGCTTCTATTATTTCTTCTCTTGTGTTTATTCTATTTGGTTGGGATAACTGAGGATATAACTCTTCAAATACAATCCTTGCATTATTTTCTGCTTCTTCCCTATAACCACTTGCAAATATATAAAAACAGTCATCTACTATTTTCAATACCATTTCTTTTATTTCTTTTTTCATTTGTTTCCTTTCTTTATTAATTTAATCCAGTTCCAGAATAATTACTTTTAATAGATTATATACCCGGAGCCTTTTAGTTGAGTTTTTATTCTTATCATTAGGAAATTCATTTTTATTATTCCAAAAATCATTCTCCCATTCTGATAATGTTCTTAAAAAACATCCTAATTGGACATACCATTGCTTACTGTTTTCTTCATAATAACAACGAGCAATATACTTGTATGTATTAGGGATTATTATGTGATTTTTTATTTTGAAACCGTCACCAGCTTTGAAATTGTAACCAGCTTTGAAACTATCACCAGCTGTGAAATTGTCACCAGCTTTGAAATAGTCACCAGCTGTGAAATTGTCACCAGCTGTGAAATTGTAACCAGCTGTGAAATAGTCACCAGCTTTGAAATTGTAACCAGCTTTGAAACTATCACCAGCTGTGAAATTGTCACCAGCTGTGAAATTGTCACCAGCTGTGAAATAGTCACCAGCTGTGAAATTGTAACCAGCTGTGAAATAGTCACCAGCTTTGAAATTGTAACCAGCTTTGAAACTATCACCAGCTTTGAAAT